TTCTCCTTCAACAACTAGATATACTGTTCCTCTTTCTACAACAGGAAACTCTTTAATATTTACAACTTCAGGTGCTACAACTATTACTCTTCCGACCTCTGGAACAATGATTACTTCATCATCTCCAACTATTACAACTCCAACTATTGATGTTATAAATGCTGCATCAGCAACAGGAACTACTGCTACATTATTCACAAATATATCTACAGGTTCTATTAATATTGGCGGATCTGCTTTAACTACAGGTACAATAAATATTGGTGTGGCGGGAACAGGCATAAACCCTATTGTAATTGGAAAATCTACCTCAACCATCACTCTTGGAGCACTCCCTACAGCTGGATTTGTTAAAACCTCTGCAACTGGATTACTTTCAGTAGATACAAATACATATTTAACTACAACTGCAGCGGGAACAACATATTCTCCAATTGCAGGATCAGCCTCTATAACAACAGTCGGAACCGTAACTGCAGGATCAATTCCAGCAGCCAACCTATCGGGTACAACATTAGCATCTGGAATTACTAGCTCATCTTTGACTTCTGTAGGAACTTTGAGTACTGTTAGCATGACTGGTGGTACGACAGGTTCATCTGCTTTAACAATAAGCACAAATAACACATACGGAGGTGCAGGATATGCAGGATTCTTGACAGCGACAAATACAACTATCGGAGCTACAAACGCAAATAAATTTTTTAGAATAAACAGCACTGGTGGATTTGAAATAATAAATAGTGCCTACACTACAGTATTGTTTACTTTAACAGATGCAGGATTAGTGTCATCTTATGGAGGATTTAGTGGAAGTGGAGCTTCTCTTACATCTCTAACAGCTGCAAATATAGCAGCAGGAACACTAGGATCAACAGTTCTGCCAGCAGCAGGAACAGTTACAACTGCAGGACAAATTGGTTATATGGGGTTGCCACAAAATCTAAATCCAGGTGCTTATACAATTACAGCAGCAGATAATGGAAAACATTTGTATTACACTACAACTGGACAGACTGTTACAATTCCAGCTGCAGCTACTTTAGCATTACCTATTGGATTTACCTTTGTTGTAATAAATGCAGCAGCAGTTACAACATCTATTGCTATTACAACAGATACAATGTATTTAGCTGGAACAGGAGCAACAGGAACAAGAACTTTGGCTGCATATGGTATGGCTACAGTAGTTAAGGTAGCAGGACCTACATCTGCTGGTGTCTGGATGATCAGCGGAAACGGTTTAACATAATATGTCTGGTATTACATCTAATTTGGCAGGTAATACATTAGGTGTACCATCAGCACCAGCTACTGCTACTGCAACAGTAAACAGTACAACTCAAGTTACTATTACTTATGGCGTTATAAATAATAATGGTTCTACCCTCTTGCCCTTAGTTGGGTCGGGAACAGATACTGGAGATATAACAGATTCAACAGGAACTGCCGTAAATTTAACATATTCAGGAACATTATCCACTGCTGGTGGATCAATACCAGTAACTGGTTCTTTTGTAATTGGAAATACTTATACTTTTAATATTAGAGCAAGAAATGCTGCAGGAGTAGGTCCATATAAAACTACTACTGGAGTTATACCAAACCCAACTCCACCTCCTGTATTGCCACCTCCTGTATTGCCACCTCCTGTATTGCCACCTCCTGTATTGCCACCACCAGTGGTTCCTCCAGTAGTTCCACCTGTGGTTCCACCTGTGGTTCCACCAGTATTACCACCACCAGTCGCTCCGCCTCCAAAATTGCCACCAAGCATCCCAGTTACTCCACCTCCACCTGTGCATCCACCAGTGGCACCACCACCAGTGGCACCACCACCAAAATTGCCACCAAGAGTCCCAGTTACTCCACCTACTGTACCAGCACTTCCTACAGTACCAGCAGTACCAACTGCTATACCTCAGCAGAAATCTCCAGATTGGTGGAAAGAATAGTACTAAGAGTGCCTGCACTCTTAGTACTACTAGATTAAATAATAAAAAACTGATATAATTGAAGAAAAGGGGTAATATTTAAATGCCAACAAAAGCAGATGACAGTCCAAATATAAAATGGCACCTTCCAGCTGTAAAAGAGCCAAAGAAGGTAGACAATATGTTTTCTGATGATATTTTTAAAAGAATAAAAGACACAGTAACCAGTATCCCATGGGGACCAGGCGGGGAATATTTTTATCATACATCCCTAGGTAGATGGGAAGCTAACATAGAATTTGATCCAGACATTGAAGAGATTATGCTGCAAAGAGCAAGAGAAATCTATCAAGATGATACTCTTGTAAAATCATTTCATTATACATCAAGATACCAAAAACAAAATGGCAATATTCCACATCTATGGAAGCATATGGATCAACATGCATGCCAACATTCAATTGATATGTGTATTGAAAAGAATAATGTTGACTGGGGCATTGAAGTTGATGGTACTCTTTTTTCAGAAGCAGAAAATTCAGCAATTTGTTTTTATGGGCAGCAGCAAGTTCACTCTAGACCAGAATATCCACAGAATACAACAGATGATGATTATTTAACATTGTTGTTTTTACATTTTGTAAAGCCAGACCATTGGTACAATCTCGCTATGGAAAGGGGCGGACTAGAATTGGTAGCAGAGACATTCAGACAATATGGAGCGGACGCAGATGTTAGATACTTTGAGGCAACGGGAACATACGCTCAGCCACAAGTTCCTGCGGGACAACAAAGATGTGAATGTCATAGTTATGCAGAAGTACCAGATGTAGTTCAATCTATAATACAGGGGAACAAGTAAATGTACAATAGAGATTCATCTGAAATAGATAAAGAATTTGGGTTTGAAAGAAAGTATAAAGACGTAGAGCCAATCAAGATAAATGATTTGCTTCCACCAGACAAATATCAATATTTACTAAATCATCTAAAAGAAAAAGTTGAAAATAAACAATACAACTATGAAGATGATATGTATAGAAAAGTTGCAAATTCATCAGTTCTAGATGAAATAACTGAGTATTTATTGCCAGTAGCACGAAAGGTATTTAATAGCGAGACACTTGTTCCAAGCTATACACTATGGTCTGAATATGATAACTCTAGGTCAAATTTATTGCACCATCTTGATTCAAATGCTTGTACATACACAATAGATATGTGTGTCTATCAAGATAATGAATGGCCATTATGGGTAGAAAACAAAGAGTACCACCTAGAACCTAATACCGCCCTAGCTTATTATGGAGAAGATCAGGTACACTGGAGAGATGAGTTCGGTAAAGATGGGGTGGTTGCTATGATATTTTTCCACTTTGTAGAACCAGATCATTGGTGGTTTAATTATACTGAAGAGTGGTATAAAAATGAACATGCTAAAAGATGCTGGAACTACCAGAAAGCCCTGGGACTTTTTTAATATAGTAATTTAAAATTTGATATACTAATTGTAAAGATAGGATTTATATGAATAGCAAAAGAGAAATAGCTCCAGGAATTATAGTTTATAATTTTGGCTCTATTGTTTCAAATTTAACAGTTGCTGAGATAGAAGAGGCAGTAGGAGAATTCCTTGCCCCAGCAGAAGTTGTAAATGTAGATAACGCCTTGGCGACGGAATTAATGAAACAATATAGGAGTTGTTATGACTATCTATTGCAGGATTATCTTCTTGATGAGCCAGATAGCCCAAAGAAGAACTTGCTTAAAAAGATTAAGTTGGTTGGGGACGAATCCCTTGAAGATTTTAGAAATCATTATGCTATAGAACCAGTTACTGGAAGTGGCTGGATCGTATTGAAGTACGGGTACATGGACAAGTTTGACTGGCACACAGATACTGGAATGAGATATCCAAGAGCAGTTTCAATTACTGTTTATTTTAATGATGACTATGAAGGCGGAGAAATAGAATACAAACATTTTGGAATTTCTTATAAGCCAAAGGCTGGAGACGTTATTGTATTTTGTAGTGACTTTCCATATCTACATAGAGTTGTACCTGTTACAAAGGGTACTCGTTATGCAGCCGTAAATTGGTTCAGATATGCGACTAGGCCAGTAGAGTATAATGTTTAATCCAGTTGTTGTAGAGGATATAATCAGCAAAGAAGAGAATGATCTTCTATTAAACTTTGCAAGAAGTACTGATCGCTGGGGTTCTGGCGGTGATGATTTTTGGGAGAGCCGTGTTGTTCACTTTGGATCAGATCCACTTGACATGCCAGAGAAAGCCTTGCTTTCAGAAATAAGAAAAAGAATTCAAAAAGTAATTATTGATCATTATAATCTAGATCATATCTATTCAGACGGGATACATATGGTTAGATGGTTTGATGGAATGGAGCAACCTCCACATTGCGACAATATGGAGAATGATGACATTCATTTTGAAAATTATAAGCATAGATTGTATGGCTCTATTCTATATTTAAATGATGATTTTGATGGTGGAGAAACATACTATCCAAAAAATGATTTTTATATTAAGCCAAAAGCTGGCAAAGTTGCAATCCATCCAGGCGATGCCGAGCATTGGCATGGGGTAACTAAAATTTCTGGCGGGACTAGATATACCTTAGCATCGTTCTGGACAGCAGAGGATAGGCATGCTAACGAGTGGTAATTATATTAATGAAGGCGATAATGTAATACCAGATGATAGAATTGTTGTTGTTCCACACGCACTAGATGGGGACGGAGCATATAAAGAAACAATCTGTGATTTAAGGGGAAACCCAAAGAGGGACTGGTTTAACGCACACTTTTATTACTGCTTGCCATTAAATATAGGCAATCAGTATGGATTTGCAATCAGATCTATGTATGACATAACTGCTATCTGGCACGGTGGTCCAAATTATGAATCTCTAGAGTTTTCTGTGGATGGCCCACAAAATGGAAATGTTCAATCCGTAGTATCTTCTTTTGGCTCTGGCATTATAACTATTCAAAATGGTTATACTCTAAGAACTCCTCCAGGAATTAATTTAATGACTATGCAAGTGCCAAATTATTTTATTCCAAATGTGATGGCTATGACAGGTGTTGTTGAAAGTGATAACTTAAGAAGAGACTTTACATTTAATCTTAAAATCACTGAGGTTGACAAAGAAATCCATATTAAAAAGGGAGATCTACTTGCAGCCTTCATGCCTATCCCAAGACATTTTATAGATAAGTTTAATATTGAATTGGCTAGTGATATGTTTAGTGAAGAAACTTTGATAAAAGAACATTCAGATAGATGCGAGTTTGATAAGCAAAGAAACGGAACTGATAAGGATAAGCCACATCAGTCTGGAAGAAAGTATTTTAATGGAGAGCATGCTCATGGGGATAAATACCCAGACCATCAAAAGCGGTTGGACTTCACATCTTCCCAAAGTGAATAATCTATTTGATTAAACTCTTCTATTCTTTTTAGATTTTGTTGACTGAGGTTACTAAAGAATTCTTTGGTAGCCTCATTTACATTATGCTTTTCTATATTTGGATTGATTACATTTAAATCAAGATAATCATTTATAAATTCTATAATTTTATTCATATCATTATTAATTGTTTCTGTACGAGCAACTACAGCCATTTTTTCAAGCATAGATTCTGCTTGTTGTAATGTCACTTCTGTATTGTCTACGCCCCAACCTATTTTGTATACTTTTGCATGGTCTATTCTTGGACTTAATTCTTCAAGATCTCCACGATAGATTGGGTAATTATTTTTAATAACATTTTGATCAAGTTTATTAACAAGAAACTTTGCTTGGAAGTTTGATTTAATATGCATATCTTCTTCATTATTAATCCATATATCAAAAAACTTTAATCGGTCATCCATATCCTCTTTTTTGTATTTGTCAAAATACTTTTCATACTCAAGAAACCACCAAAAATGACTAACGATTCTTCTGGCGGGATTTCTGATTACAGTTATCCCCAGAGTATTGGGGTTTATATAGTAAGGGTCAGCTGCATAGTGACCATTTATAAAAGATGCACGAGATATCTCATCCTCATCTAGCAAGTTAATTATATGATTTCTATCTTGATGGTATATCAAGCCTTTTTTCTGTATCTGATCTTTCAAGCCACCATGATTTAAGCTTGTAAAGGTTAAGGCCCCAGCAGTTTTTGGTATGTGATGGAAATATAATGATTTTTCATTCATACATATATTATATGATACAATTTGTATATCACAAAGGTGCCAATAAATGACGGAAGAATATGAAAGTTTTTATAGATTCCCAGACGAAAAGATTGTAGTAACTGGGCCAGAATTTGAGTATAAGCTAAACAAAGATGGATTCCGAACAAAAAACTTTGAAAGACTAAATAGTAATACATATAATTTTTTGTATTCAGGATGCTCTTACACATTTGGAGAAGGAATTCCAGAAGAGTATATGTGGACAAATTTATTATCAAATAAATTAAAGGGTTCATTTGCTAAAGAAGTCAAAGACTATAATATATCTAAACGTGGTCTCTCAATCCATGCAATAGTAAGAGGAGTATTTTCCTTTTGTGAGAAATACGGGGACCCAGATCTAATTGTACTATTCCTGCCAAATATAGCAAGGTCTATACATTATAATTCAGAAACTAAAGAGTATGAAGATTTGTGTATTCCAGATACTCTAGACGGAGTAAAGCCACATAGAAAAGATATTCAATATGTTAAATCATTTTGCTACGAAGACCACAAGCTTTTGGCATTTGATATGCTTAAATTCCTAGAAAAATATTGTGAACTGAAGGGTATAAAATTAATATACTCATCTTGGTTGTATAGAGAAAGATACTTATATGAGGAATCAGATTTAAAAAATCATTATCAGGTCAATATTGGTCCCCATATTCCAGTTGATAAGGAATTAGCAGAATTAGAAAATACTAATAACGATCCCTACTGGTCTGTAGCAAGAGATGGATTGCATCCAGGAACTTTTGCAAATAAGAAGGTTTCTGAAGAATTCTTTAAAATAATAATAAAAGAGATTGGTGAAAAGTAATGGTAATAATGGGAATCAGCGAGGGATTTCACGATGCATCAGTTTCTATCATAAGTGATGGAGAAATACTTTTTGCTGCACATGCGGAAAGATATAGTAAGTTAAAAAATGATCCGTCTCTAAACTATGATATATTAAAAGAGGCTGTAGAGTATGGGTATCCAGATCAAATTGCATACTATGAAAAACCTTACTTGAAAAAAACCAGGTTGCTATTGCGTGGCGGGATAAAAGACACTGACCTGTATTATAAGAGAACAGCCTTATCAGAATTACCAGTAAAGCACATAAGTCATCATAGATCACATGCAGCTGCTGGATACTATACTAGTAAATTTACTGATGCTACTATTGTGGTTTTAGATGCAATAGGAGAATTCAATACCTCAACCATATGGCAGGGTAAAGGAAATGATATAAAATTAATTTATAGGCAAAACTACCCAGTTTCATTTGGCCTGTTCTATTCAGCGTTTACAGATTTGCTAGGCTTAAAACCAAATCAAGAAGAATATATAATGATGGGTATGGCTGCGTATGGCAACCCAAACAAATACTTCAACAAGGTAAATGAATATTTTCCACACTACTCTTCTCAAAAATATAATTTTCACAAAGGCATATTTGACTGGGGAAATATAATTGATGAGCAGGATAAATTTGATATAGCAGCAGCAGTGCAAATGGTTTATGAAAATAGATTAATGGAAATAATGCGTAAGGCTCAAATGACTGTAGGCTCTAAGAATCTTGTATTTATGGGTGGATGTGCGTTGAACTGTTCTGCCAATACAAAGTTGTGGGATATCTATAATGATATTTGGATTATGCCAAACCCAGGGGATGCGGGGAGTTCCCTAGGTGCTGCACTAGCATTATATGGAAAACATGTAAACTGGATAACTCCATATTTAGGCACAAATATTGGAAATGAATATCCAGTTCAAGATATAGTTGATAAATTGTTGGTTGATAAAATTGCTCCAGTCGCATCTGGAAGATCTGAATTTGGTCCGAGATCATTGGGGAATAGAAGTATTCTTGCTGACCCAAGAGATCCTAATATCAAAGACGTGGTAAATAAGATAAAACAAAGAGAATTGTTCAGGCCCTTCGCTCCTGTTGTTATGGAAGAGCATGCATCAGAATGGTTTGGTATGAGTTATGCCAGCCCATACATGCAATTTGCTCCATTATGCTTGAAGCCAGAATTAATCCCATCGGTAGTACATGCTGACGGGACATCTAGAGTTCAAACTGTAAATAAGGAACAGCACCCTGGCTTATATCAAGTACTAGAGTCATGGTACAAGATAACTGGTGTGCCAGTATTGCTTAATACAAGTCTTAATATTAAAGGTCAACCCATACTTAATAATAAACGTGATATAATAAATTGGGAAAACGCTTATAAGGAAAAGATATTGAAATGATTGGCTTTTTTTACAAAATCTACCTTATGATATTTCGTCGTGATATATATAATAAAATTAAAAAACATGGCGGACCTTATATATACTAAAGGATATTTATGATTATTCAGATTATAGGATTGCCAGGAAGTGGCAAGACCACACTTGCTAAAGCTCTTGTAGATAGAATTAATGCAGTACATTTAAATGCAGACTATGTACGCTCAACTATAAATTCAGATCTTGGGTTTACAATTGAAGACCGAATTGAACATGCACGTCGCATGGGAGAAATGGCAAGAATATTGTCTGGGCAGGGGCTTGATGTCGTTGTTGATTTTATTTGCCCAACGCCAGAGACAAGAGAATCCTTTGGCAAACCAGATATTCTTATTTGGATGAATACGATTGAAGAAAGTCGTTTTGAAGATACAAATAAAATGTTTGTGAAGCCAGAAAACTTTGACAGCATGTTTGATTCGCATGACATGGATGCATATCAAAAATCAACTTATATAATTCAAAAATTTAAATTACACGACTGGTCAGCACCAACCACCCTGATGCTTGGACGCTATCAACCATGGCACGAAGGTCATCACGCACTATATAAAGAGGCAGGGAAAAGAACAGATCAAGTAATGCTAGGTGTAAGAAATACTTACAATACCAGTGTAAAAGATCCATTGACATTTGATCAGGTAAAGGGCTATATTTCACAGGATGACTTTATGGATGGAGCAATGGTAATTAGAATGCCAAATATTACCAATATTGTTTATGGACGAGACGTAGGCTACAAGATTGAACAAGTTTCATTGGGTCAGGATATAGAGGCTATTTCCGCCACACAAAAAAGAAAAGAGTTGGGAATATGACAAAAATAAACTATATTTGGAAAATATTAAAGGATCGTTGGCTAAGACCATACGATGAAATTATATTAAGATTTAATACCAAGGCTGGCGAGAGCCCACTAGTATGGCGAGTGTTTGTAAATGGAAACGAGCACTTGGCAGAATCATTTGAGTTGCATGGATATGCTTATGATGTGATAACCCATGAAGATGGTGTTAAAAAGTTAAATGTAGGCTGTAAAGGCAGAGTTCGCTGGGAAGGTAAGAAGGCAGTTATTTTGGCTGTAAAAAAGCAACCAGAGATTATAGAGTAGTAGATTCTGACAATAAACTAACTTTATAGACATAGAAATGGCATGTCCTAGTACAATTTATTTGCTTAAGTATAAGAAAATGGTAAAATTGCCTTATGGGTAAGATGAAGATTACGGAAGTCGAAGAAGTCAATTATGGCACATATGTTTGGCAAATGCCAGACGGAAGTCTTGTTATGGATGAAGATAATAACTATATGTGTATATATGCCATCAAAGGTGATGTGGCAAAAATTACTGAATTAAGAAAATTTGCTAAGTCTCATGGAATTGACGAAGGACACCCGCTATGGTTCTCTGGGCACAGACCAGTTACTGATGATCAGTATGAATACCAAAAGCAAAGAATGGATCTGGGATTGGTCGCAGACGATTGGGATATTCCTGCATTAAAAGAAGATCTAATTAATCAGAAAAAGATGGGAATTATCTAAATGGAACATAGAGTCAGCGTAGAACCAGAGGATTCATTTATTAAGAATGATGCGGGACAAGAGATTCAAGTAAGTCTTGGAACATCTAAGTATGTAACTCAAGAGTCTGAATTTGATGACCCATTTATGGCAAAGGCTGAAGATCTACTTAAGATTGAAAATCTTAATCCAAACTTTAAAAGAAATGTTTCTCGTAAGATAACAAAATCCTATACAGGATTAGATGATGCAAAGTCTAAAAAGCTTGACCCACTTGATTTAACTGGCTATTCTTTATTCCAAATTGTACAGCCACCATACAATGTTATGTATTTGGCACAACTGTTTGATATTAATCCATTTCACCACTCAGCAGTTAATGCAAAAGTTGCAAACGTTGTAGGACTTGGTTATAAGTTTGAAGAAACTCAAAAAATGCTTGATAAGCTTGAGGATGCAAGCGAAGATGAAGAGAAGTTAGATTTCCTTAGAAAAAAGATTTCAAGGTCTAAATCATTATTGCGTCAGAAGATGGAAAGTCTAAATTCAGATGACTCGTTTGAAGAAATTATTAAGAAGATCTATACAGATCTTGAAGTAACTGGAAACGGGTACTTAGAAATTGGTAGAACATCTTCTGGACAAATAGGATACATTGGACACATTCCTGCCATTACAATGCGTATACGCCGTCACAGAGACGGCTTCGTACAGGTTGTATACAACCGCTATACATATTTCAGAAACTTTGGCGATACGACCACACAGGACCAAATAGGAACAGATCCTCGTCCTAACGAAGTTATTCATTTTAAGAAGTATACTCCAACAAACACATACTATGGAGTTCCAGATATTCTTTCTGCAAAGAATGCAATTGCTGGAGATGAATTTGCACAACGCTATAATCTAGATTATTTTGAGAACAAGGCTGTTCCACGCTACATTATTACACTCAAGGGTGGAAAACTTAATGCTGACTCTGAGCGTAAACTACTTGAGTTTTTCCAGATAGGACTTCGTGGAAGAAACCACAGAACACTTTACATTCCTTTGCCTTCAGATGGAGAAAATGCTCGTGTTGAATTTGACATGAAGGCAATTGAAGCGGGAATTCAGGACTCATCCTTCCAAAATTACATGGTAGAGAACAGAGACAGAATCCTTCTAGCCAACCGTGTTCCAGTATCAAAGATTGGTACTCCACAAGGAATATCATTGGCAAATGCCCTAGATGCAGATAAAACATTTAAAGAGCAAGTTTGTCGTCCAGCACAGGACATGCTTGAGATTCAAATCAATAAAATCGTCGGGGAATTTACAGATGCTTTTAACTTGAAGTTTGAGGAATTGACATTGACAGATGAGCTTTCACAGGCTCAAATTGATCAAATTTACCTTACAACCAAGGTTATCGTACCAAACGAAGTAAGAATGCGTATTGGATTAAATCCACTAGATCATGGAGATGACCCATTTGACCCAGTATCAGATGCAGCTGAAATCAAGGCACAAACAATGCAGTCTAGAACTCGGGATAAGACAAGAAATGCTGCTCCATCAGAAGGTGTTAGCGGAAGAAATCCAAAAGGTCAAGGAAGGAAAGTTAAATAGTATATCACAAATATTTTGCCTTTATTGCAAAGGTTGATATTATTTAACATAGAATGAACATTCAAAAAGCACAATGGACAAATAGTGAGAATAGAGTTAACCTCTCCTTCCCTATTACAAAGGTCAATAAAGAGAAAAGAACAGTATCGGGGTTTGCAACCTTAGATAATGTTGATCATCATGGTGACATTGTTACCGCAGACGCATCAGAAAAAGCCTTCGCTCGTTTCCGTGGAAACCTAAGACAAATGCACCAGCCGATTGCTATTGGCAAGGTGCTTTCTTTTCATCCAGAAGATTTTGTTGACAAAGAAACTAATAAAACCTATAAAGGTATTTATGTTGATGCTTATATCTCCAAGGGTGCACAAGATGCATGGGAGAAAATTCTTGATGGAACCTATACAGGTTTCTCCATTGGCGGTAATATTGTAACTGCTGGCTATGAGCCTGGTGATGACAATAATGATCGTCGTGTAATTAAAGAATATGATTTGATGGAACTTTCAGTTGTTGATTCCCCAGCCAATCAACTTGCAAATATTTTTTCTATTCAAAAGAATGCAGATGGATCTTCTTTTGTAAAAGGTATGGCAGCAGACACCCAGATTGAAAATGTTTATTGGTGCAAGCAAGATAACATTGCTTCATCTACTGTAGAAAAGTCAAAAGACTGTGTAGTTTGCGGAACTGCAATGGAAAACGTGGGCTGGATTGAAAGCTCAGAAACAGAAAAAGGTTTAGCTATAAGTAAAGTGATTGATCAGTATTTGCAGAAGGATGATGCACCAGGTCCTACTCATACTGCTACAACACAAGACGGAGATGCTGGTAATGTTGTAGATTCAACAACAACAATTAATTTACATCCAGATCAAAACAAAATGAAGAAGTCTGATTCTGAAAACGATTCAGATAATATACAAAAAGGAGGTATAAAAATGGCAGACGAAACAACAGAAGTTACAGCTATTGATGCCGTAACAGAAACAACAATTGAAAAGTCAGAGCAACCAGAAGACCTTACAAAGTCTGAAGAAGTAGCTCCAGCAGAAACTGCTCCAGTAGAAGAAGCCGTAGAGAAGTCCGTCACCAATGCAGAATCAGTAGATTCTTTTGCAAAGATGTTGACTGATATGCGTGACCTCTTTAGTGAAGCACTAGATAAGAATTCTGCAGAATCACAAGCAACAATCGCAAAGTCAGTTGAATCAGTTGAGGCAGCACGTGCCCAACATGAGTCAGCAGTTGGAGACATCAAGAAAGAACTTGATGGACTTAACAACAACATTGCCGATTTCTTCAAGCGAGTAGAGGCTCTCGAAAAGAGACTCGCTTCATATGAGCAAGATACTGCAGTACAAAAGTCCGTAGGTGACGTTGATAGCGCATCTCGGGATTCCAATAAGCTCCAAAAGGGCTTTACTTGGGATGGATCCTTCCTCGGAGTCCAAAATTTCTAAAAAATGAAAGGTAGGTGAAAGAAAAAAAAATGAGCAACGAACTATTACAAAAAGTAATTGATACAACAAATCTTGGTACAACACCAGCAAACAATCTCTCAGGAGATGGAGTTACTAACTCTGGTACTGGTCTTCTATACCCAGATCAAGCTAACCGCTTCTTGGATTACATGTGGGATGCTACGATTCTTGCTAAGGCAGCTCGTACAATCCGTATGCGTTCAAACACGACAGAAATTGATCGTGTATCAGTCGGTCAGCGCATTATGACAGTCGCAGCTGAGGATAATCCTCGTGATTACACAAACTCAACTGGTGCTGGTTTCACAACAGCTTCTGCAACATTCTCAAAGATTTCTTTGACAACTCGCAAGCTACGCCTAGACTGGGAACTCTCAGCCGAAGGTTTGGAAGATAATATCGAAGGTCCTGATCTAGAAGATCACATTGCACGTCTTATGGCTACACAGGCTGGTAACGACGTTGAAGATCTCCTTATCAATGGTACAGGAACAGGTACAGGTCTTCTTTCAGCCTTCCCAGGATTCCGTTCTCTAGCTCTCAACAACGCTCACGTTGTTGACGGTAATGGTCAGGGTATTGATCGTGCATTGTTTAACCAAGCAATCAAGATCATGCCACGTAAGTATAAGCAACGCCGTAACCAACTCAGATTCTTCGTAGGATCTAACTTGGTACAGGATTACCTATACAACTTGACCACACAGGCAGGCTCCGTCAATCCTTGGGATATCGCTTCTGGCGTTATTCGTGGTGACGTAGTTGCTAACGACGGCGGTCCAGGAAGCACAACACCATTTGCGTTCGGTATTCCAGTTATCAACGTTCCACTGATGGATGAGACTCGTGATAGCACAGGTAAGTCTTACTCAGACTCTGGCTATAACAACTCATCAGGTCTCTTTGGAGATGTCCACTTGACATTCCCACAGAACTTCATCGTTGGTATTAAGCGTGATGTTGTTGTATACCGTTTGTTCCAGCCAAAGAAAGACACAATTGAATACACACTATTCATTCGTGTTGGCGCACAAATGGAAAACTATGATGCACACGTACTTGTTAAGAACGTAAAGGTTGCTGGATCTTCATTCGGCACATTCGGTTCTGTAACTAACGGAGCACTCATCTCTGACCAATCTGGTAACAGAGGCACATTCTAATCTAATTATTAGAATACAAATAAGCGGGGAGGGCCTTGAAACCCTCCCCTCTTATACTTTTATTTATAAAAATGGTATACTTTATCTGAGTGAAAGGAATAAAATGTCATTTGACACACTTAAGATTGCAGAATTAAAGAAGGTTGCAGACTCATTTGGAGTAGACCTTCCAGAAAAAGTAAATAAGCAACAGGCTATTTCAGCCCTTGAAGAAGAAGGTATTACTTATGAAATGTATTCTAAGTTTGCTGATGCTGAAAAGGATGAGCCTGAAGTAGAAGAGCAGCCAAAAAAGAAGGCTGTACTAAAGAAAGAGAACACTATCTTGGTTAAGATGGATAAGGCAAACCCTTCATATACTATTTATGGATATTCATTTACACATGATCACCCATTTGTAGCAATGTCTGAATCAGATGCTCAAAAGATTTTTGATACAGAGCAGGGATTCCGTCCAGCAACTCCAAGAGAGGCACAAGAATTTTATAATTAAATAATGGAGGTAGTAAATGCATCAAATACTACGAGGAACATCAGACATAGCTGAATTAGAGATATATTGGGATAATCAATTAATCAATGCAGATGGGAACGTTCTTGTCACTGTAACAGATGCAGACTACACAAGCGTTGTTTTAGTAACCAATGCGGTTGCCACAAATGATCCAGCAGTTGGTAAATATACATTTCAGTTGACACCAACTTATACATCTTTGAATAGAGTATTAAAAATTGATTGGTCTTACTCCATTAATGGAGTAGCAACATTTCAAGAGGATTTTTACGAGGTTTATACACCTTACGCCTCTATCTCAGATATTGTTGAATACTACAATTTTGGAGTAAGGCCATCAGATGTAAATTATAAATCTGAGCAAGAAATTGTGGCAGCCGAATTTTTGGCACGTATGCAAATTGAAAATTACACAGGTCAGACATTTGGTCGTGTTTATGGCGATCAAGAAATTTGGGGAAACGGTTCAGATGCACTTGAACTTAATGAAAGAGCCCTAACAATTGATCAGATATATGAAAATGGACAACTTGTTATTGATAATACACAAGATCCAGTTTATAACACTTTCGGCTGGCCAGTTGAGATAACTACAACATATAGAGCCATTAGAATCGTTAATGCTGACTACGAAGGAATAATTTCATATGACAATGTTGTTGACCCAACAGTAGACCTATATGGTAGATTCAGAGCAGCAAATAGATACAGAGTTTATGGACAAAAGGGTTGGAACTATGTTCCCCAAGATGTCAGACGTTGTACCGTGATTCTAGCTGGGGATCACTTGTCACAGGATGCAATGTGGAGACAAAAGTATTTGAAAAAAGTTGATCTCAGTGAAATTTCATTTGAATTGGCAGCAGGAGCATTTAACGGTACTGGTAACGCACTTGTAGATCAGATTCTTGATCAATACCGCAACGTTGGGATTGTGATTATTTAATGAATAACTCCTTCATACAGACCATTATGAATATGAAGGCTGATATTTATATCCAGCAGGCTTCTCAGGCTCCAGGCAGCGGTAAGATTGTGCGGGAATGGGTTTATGACCATACAGTACAATGTAAAATAGAACCATTAAAGACAAAAGGCTCATCTAACAAAGCAGATAATAAAAGTTTTGATAATGGTAAGTTTGATGAGTATGGAGAAAAGCTACAGTTAAAAATGAAAATGCTAGAGCAGGTTTCTAAGCGTTGGAGAGTTTCTGGCATTAGATCAAATGATAACAAGCAAGTGTATTATGAGTTTGATAAGATTGATCAGCCAGATACAATATTTGACGTTACAGCATCACACGCTGTATTAGATCCATTTGGAAGAGTTGCTTATTATGAAGTTACTCTACAGAGAGTACAGGTTCAGAATGATAACACTCAAGTCCAATAGTGGAGAAGTCGAAAAATTTTTGCATGAAATAAACATTAAGGTTCAAGGTATGCAGGTTGCTATAGAGCCAAATGTATTAACAGAAATAAATAATGCTTTGTTTACAATCTCAACTAAAAGATTTATTAGAGATTTAAGCCTGGCAGCAAAAATGGAACCAAAGAAATTCCATCACGTATACGAGTGGAATCAAACTGGAAATACATCTAAGAAGTTATTTAAAATGGCTAGAATTTATTCCAATGGATCTTCATTAAAGATTGGTGCAGATTTTATTAAATCTAAAACACCAGTCCCAATTCCACCAGAACTTCTTCAAGCAGGAAGAACTGGAAAATCTGTAGTATCTAGAAGTGTCTTTGCAGATAAAGCAGATGTAATGGAATCTGGAAGAGGAATTAGTTTTCAAGCCAGAAGAACTCTTGCATTCCTTGGTCGTTCTGGAGTAGTTTCATTTATACCCAATGGAACAATCGTTAATATTCTAAATCCTGGCGGAACTCAGGTTAAAGGATCTTTTGAGAAATTCTTTCATGGTTGGTTTGCAGCCAATACCGCATTAGTAATCCAATCATCTGGTATTTTAAGTAGTTTGCAAGAATCTATAGTTAATGCTTTAAATGAACCAAATGCTGGTTCTGAAAAAGCGATGGAATCTGCAATATCTACATTAAGAAGTTATTCGGGAAATAAGGTGGTTCAATAATGGCAGATTACACACAATTAGCAGTTAATGACATGCGTCAGTATATATGGGCAAATCTACAGTCATCTGGAGTTTATAATCCATCTGATTATTATGCAGAGGGCTTTACAGAACCACTAGTACCAATTATTCCAGCTCAAGAGCTTCCAGAGTTTAATAATCTTTTGCCAGGAAAACCATTCATTGTATATGACTGGGAAGTAAAGCCAATTACACAAGACTGGTGGATGCAAGAAGAATTAATGCTGTTGACAATAACAAGCATAGATATTGATGAAGTTAATCGTGTTATTAACTTAATGCTTGATCTATTTAGAAGATTTGATGAATCAGCTAAAGATATAAATTCATTTAATTTAAATAGCACATTTCATTTTCATTATACTTCAATTGAAGCAATTCTATCTCCAGAGCCTTTTAAGAATGAGGGCGGGCATATTCAAGGACAAGTTCACATATTGTATAAATACAGTCGTAATACAGACCAATCTTCAAATGGAAGGTTCTAAACTTTGAATTATTGGGTCAATCTGTTATTATTTATTTAGGTCTTGAGGAAGGCCCTTATCTATCAAATTTTAATAAAATGAAAGCAGGTGAAATAAAACTATGGCACAAAATGTAAAAAACGTACTTGTTGGTGCAGCGAATATTTTCGTAAGCACAGGTAATGGAGTTAACCGCCCAAACACAGCAGTAGCAGGCTCAGGCGATCTCGGTTGGGCATCAACTCAACCAGCAGCAGGATATCTAGACTCAAGCTCTAAGTGGAGAAACGTCGGATATACAAACACAGGTTTTGAAGTATCATACGAGCCAGGATATGGTGAAGTTATGGTTGATCAACTTCTTGATGCAGCTCGTCTATTCAAGCAGACTCTTAAGATCACGCTTAAGACAGAACTCTCAGAGGGTACACTTGAAAATATCAACTTGGTATTTGGACAAGCAGATAGCTATGTAACTTACACAGCAACTGGCTCAACATCAAACATTGAGAACTCATTTACTCCAGCAACTGTCAACACTGCAAACGTTGCAAACGCAACACTGAACTTGGCAGCTGGATCTCTCGGAGATTATCCAGTAGAGCGTTCACTCGTGGCAATCGGTAACGTTCCACAGAACATTGGTACAGAAGGTTCTAACTACACAGTTAACGGATCATCAGCCCCAGGGCTTATTGATACTTCTGGAACAATTAAGAAGGAGCGTATTTATGTTGCACGTCGTATCGTTCAGATGCAGACAACCGCACACGCATTGAAGCGTGACGGAGCTACAGTGTTCCCAGTCCAATTCCGTTGCCTCCCAGATGACTCAGACTCATATGATGGTGCAGAATATGGCGTAATTATTGACCGTGTATACGGATAATAATACACCCTAAAACTTAATATCGTATAAATAAATTCCCCTCAGAAATGAGGGGAGTTTATGTTTTAATTACACAACTTGATATAATTACCTAGACAGCAAAAAAAGGAGAATGTTTTGCCAACCACAATATATGATGTATTAGAAATTGAACTATCAGATGGAACCGTTATTAAGGTTAAGCCATTGACAATTTCTTATCTTAAGAAGTTTATGACAGTTATTGATAAGATGAAGGATGAGTCTGTTAAAACAGAGTCCGACATCCTAGAAGTGTTTATTGAAGCTGGTATGGTGTGCATGGAAGTATTTTACCCACAGCTTTCTACAGACAAAGATGCCTTTGAAAAGGTAGTTGAAGTCCCTACACTTATGAAGATTTTGGAAGTTGCAGGCGGTGTCAAAATGGACTCCCCAAACTCCCCACTGGCGAATCTAGCTGGGACGAACTAGATCTCGCCAGTTTAGAAGCAGAAGTTTTTCTTCTAGGACATTGGAAGAATTTTGAAGAGTTGGAAAACAACCTTTCAATGGAGGAGGTTCTGATCATACTGAAGACAATGCGGGACAGAGATTATTCTGATAAGAAATTCACTGCAGCATTGCAAGGTGTAGATCTAGAGACTGAAGAAGAAGAAGACAATGACATTACCGTTTTGAAAGGTACTGTAGCAAAAGATGCAGGTTTCGGAATTGGTTTTGGACTTGGCTATGTGGAGGAAATAGGTGGCAATTAATTCAGTAGACATTCACTTAAATGCATTTGCTAATTTTAGCCCTGTGTTTGCAGAGGTTACAAAGCTCAAAGCAGCTATGGCAGACATGCAGAGTTCTTCCTTTGGAAACACTCTAAGTAGTGATTATGTCTCTGGACTTCAAAAAGCCCAACAGCAATTTACCAATCTAGTAAATTCAACACGAGCATTTAATGTTCAGTCTGTTCAAATGGCAGACAGCGTTTCTCAATTTAGTAAGCAACTAGAATCAGGCCAATTAAAACTCGGTCAGTACTACAATATCTGGAAGCAAAACGCACAAGGCGTATCAACCCAGCTAGACGATTTAGCTACACAGCAAGCAAGAGTAGCTCGTTCTGTTGTTGTGCCAGATGCACTTCACGCAGGCTATTCTCAAGTAATTACAGACCTTAACGGTGTAGTTACTGATACAGAAAAAGCAGCTTTTTATCAAACAGCTTACAATACAACACTCCGTGATGGAGCAAATAAGCTTATTGATTTTGGTAAAAATATGCAATGGGCGGGTCGTCAATTAACAGTAGGCTTAACAGTACCACTTGGACTATTTGCAAATCAAGCAGCACAGACATATCTATCATTTGATAAGCAAATGACTGACATGTTGAAGGTTTATGGTTCTCAGGCAGTAGTTCAATCTCAGGCAACTTTGGACACTATTAAAAATGAAGTTACTAATCTAGCTGAAAATCTAGCCCATACAATTGGTATCACAATGACGGATACCGTAACAATTGCACAAACATTCTCTCAAATGGGCTTAACGGGACAAGATCTTCTTAAGACAACTGATGCTACTGCTAAATTGATGAAAATTGGTGGATTGACTGCAGCAGACTCTGCACAAGCAGCAATTGCTATGCAGAATGTATTTAAGTTGCAATCCAGCCAAATGACTGATGCTATTAACTTTTTAAATGCTGCTAAGCACTCAACATCTACATCAATGCAAGACCTTGTTGAAGCTATGCCAAAAGTTGGTCCAATCATTACTCAAATGGGCGGAAGCTATAAGGATTTTGCAACACTGTTAGTAGCATTGCGTGAAAATGGTGTGCCAGCATCACAAGCAGCTAACACAATTAAATCAATGTTTGCTACCTTGATTAATCCTACAACAAAAGCTGTAAATGAATTTAATAATCTTGGCATAAGCCTAAAGGGTATTGTTGCACAAGATGCAAATAATCCATTGAAGATGTTGCAGGATCTACAAGCAGCACTAGATAAGCTTCCTAATGCTACTAGAACTCAAGCAATTGAACAATTGTTTGGAAAATTCCAGTTTGCTCGTGCAGACGCACTTATATCAAGTTTAGGCAAGGCTGGATCTCAAAATGAAAAAGTTATGCAGTTGTATGCAAGTAGTTCATCAGAACTTGCAGCAGTTGCACAACAAGAAGTAGACGTTGCAAGTAAGGGTACTCCTGCAGCCCAATATGCAAAGATGAAGGCAAGTCTACAGGCAGACTTGATTCCAGTCGGCAGAGAATTTCTTGTTGTTATGACAAATATCGGAAATGTCTTAGACGGAATTGTAAAGTGGTTTGATAAATTAGGTTCAATGAAGAGCGTTTTGATTGGCGGATTAGCTGTGGTTGGCTTAATCGGTCCGCTTGTAATGTTTGCAGGTTTATTCTCTAACCTTGTCGGAACTATATTTAAAGGCTTCAACTACATGCGAATGTTTAAGGAAGGCTTTACTCAGGCTACTGACACAGGTCCTCTTCAAAGATTTGCAGCAGGACTCAAGAACATGTCAAACTTCTATCATGAAGTTGATGTAAGTGCACTTGCAGCATCACATTCTACAGACTTAATGGAACTATCTGCACAAAATAGTGCAAAGGCTTTTGATGTTCTCGCAACAGCGATTAGAAATCTAACAACTCAAATTTCTGCACTTAATGCAGTATCAGTCAATCCTGGAGCCTTGGCATCAGATCTAGATACAGTTATTACAGAAGCTGGAACTACCGCAAGAGAAGCTACAGGTGCTTTACAAATGGAACTACCAATGCTATTTGCATCTGGTGGAAATGTTCCAGGCACTGGAAGTGGCGATACTGTACCAGCTATGCTTACTCCAGGTGAATTTGTAGTTAATAAATCAGCAGCTGCAAAATACAGCACAGTTCTTTCAGCAATGAATAGAAATAATTTGCCAGGGTATATGACGGGCGGGCAGGTAGTATTTAATGGATCAAGCTATACGGGTACATCATCTGCTCAAAAAGTTATTGAAGAAATTCAAGCTAACTTCTCTGGAGTAGAATCAATCATAACAGAAATGCTTGATAGACTTGCTCTAAATGGCAAGATTACTGCATCTGCACTAAAGTCAGATCCAGTATATTCAGAAATGCAAAGAGTAATGCATATGAAGACTGCATCAAGCAATGCATATTTTGATACTGGCAGAGGTAATGCTGCTAATACAGGATTAGCCCGTGCACACACAACAGAACCAATCACTTTGACTGCAGATCAAGTAAGAGCTATGTATGCATCAGGTGCAATTGATGAAACTACTCATGGAAATATGATGGGTACATTTGCTAAGAATGGATCTGTAAATGCTTACTCTGAATCAATAATGAATCTTCCAGCTGCAGCTAACAAGGGTTACATGTCTGGAAATGAATTAGCAGACTGGCTACAGGCAGAGGCAAGAAATCCAAATAGCGAAGTTTATAAAAATTTTGCAAATGTTGATGAGCCATTTAAACAGGGTATGATTACAGCAATTAGAAGTCATGGCTCTAAGTTGGTTGGGGATGCAGAACTCAATTCTGCAGTTCAATCTACTATTGATGATGAGTTTAATGGTGTATCTCAAGTTGTAAGAGATTCTGTAATTAAAGAAAGAAATACATTTAAGACTTATCAATATACAGATGCAAAGGGAACAAGATCTAGAACTGGTATGGGTGGCGGAGCTACTGAATACCCAGATCCATCTGGAATATCTTTGGGCGGTGCTGGATCTTATTATTCAAGACCTACTGCTTCCATAGAAGCGCAAAAGCAAGCTAATGCTTATGTTCAACAAATAGCAGAACAATCTGGTAAATCTTGGAGTGTTGGCGTAGCCAAGGGAATTAATGATTCTCAATCTATTATTAATGATGCAGAAGTTGAAAGCGTTAATGCCACATTAGAATCTGGAAGAGGTGCATCTGAAGCAGCCAGCCCATCTGGATTATTCAGAAGAATGCTGGGGCAACCAATTGGACAAGGCACTGCTGCTGGAATTACTGATACAATACCAGATGTTGAAGCTGCAGCAAAAGCAAGTGTAGAAGCTGCAAGTACTGCAACTCAAGAAGCTCTACAAATGGAGCTTCCATTTGCACAGCAAAGTATAAAAGAATTTAGTGCTCAACTATGGGTACCAGCAGAAGAAGAAGCTGTAGTCGCTGCTGAAGAAACTTCAGGCATATTTAGTAGAATGCTAGCATCAAAGATGGGTGCAGGCGGAGCTGGAATGGGACTTGCTATGGTAGCCCCAATGCTCACCAGCATGCTTCCAAAGGGTGGTGTATCTTCTGCTATAGGAAATGTTGCATCAATGTCTGGAATGGGAATGATGGCTGGTATGGCTTTCGGCCCAGAAGGTGCTCCAATAGGAGCTGCAATAGGTGCTGCAGCAGGAGCAGTAAAATCATTATTTGATATGATTTCTGCACGTTCCGCATCAGTTGCAGCAGAATGGAAAGCCAATACAACAAGTTCTGTGTCAGACCTTCAAATCTTCAAGAGTACTGCATTGAATACAGCAGTTCAAACTAAAAATCTCTCTTTACAAACAAGTAATCTTTCAACAAAGACAGTAACATTAAAGGGCAATATAGTTGATCTTGGAAACGGGATGTCAAGTGCAAGCACTCAAGTCCAAGCAATGGTTGCTGCAATCAAAAGTCTACCAAAGGGAGATCCCCTAGGAGATCTTGTAAAGGCTATATCAGACCCAAATTATAAAATAACTGGCGTTGTTGGCAACTTGAAGCAAAATGTTCAAAATGCTATATCAACAGGCGGACTAGATCCTTCACAAGCAAAAGCATATGTTTATTCAGCTTTGCAGGCAGCAGGCAGAACTACAGATTTTGAAACTGCATGGAAAGAAATTTCAAGATCTATTGGGTATAACGAAAAAACTGGCAAGGCAGATGCGTCAAAAGCAACAACATCATCTCTTAATGCTCTAGTTAATAGTCAAGATTTTGTTACAACTGGATTGGCTTATGGCGGAAGAGCTGGTTCAAAGATGTATCAATTAGATTATTCATCATTAACAGGAGCTGCTAAAGCATATGCAGATCAGCTAAATAATTTGTATGCAATTACATCAAATAGCTCTCTTGGTTTTAAAGATATGCAAGATAGAATTAATGCAGTTAAAGCAGCAAGTGGAGATACAAGTACAGCACTTGATTTACTTGAAAAGACTATCATTGGCACAGGAAGTAAAGATGATATAGCAAGATTAACTCAGGTTGAAGGATATATCAAAGGCATGGGGCCTAATGCTAAATTATCTGCATCAGAAATTATGAAGATGAATGCTGTTTTGCAGGTCATGACTCCAGATCAATTGCAGGCCTGGGCAAAGGCAAATGGTACCAAGCTAGGTTTAACAGCTGCATCTAAAATGGGTGAAATTATTGATGCTTATGCAAAAAGTGGAGATTTTCAGAAAGCTGTAGACGCAGCTAACAAAGCGATTATGGCTGGTCTCAATGGAGCAGGAGGCGGTGCTGGCGGTGGTGGCGGTGGTGACTCAACAACTTCTACTGGCCCAGATTATGCAAAGATATATGCTCCAGTTATTAAGCATTATACGGACCTAAAGAAATTGGTAGATGCTCAAGCAGCTGCTCAGCAAAAATATAATGATCAATTAAAGCTTACACAAGATTACCAAACTAAGCAAATGGATTATTTTAATCAGATGAAGCAAGCTACAATTAGTGGAGATTATCTTGCAGCTGCACAAGCTCAACAATCCGCACAGAATGCACAAGCAACATATGCTGGACAATTGAAGGCTGGAAAACAAACAGATCTTGCAACTAGTCTGTCTAATATTATTAGTGCTTTACAGGACGCATCATCTAACTCTGTTGCACTTAAAAATCTAAGCAAGTATACTGGTATGAATATTCCTACTACATTTAGCTCTAAATATGATGCATCACTTTTGGGAGGAATCTCAACGGCATCTTATGAAAAGCAAACGGCAGGTGTAAATTCTCAAGTTCAAGCAGCTGTTGCAGCAGCTAGCAAACTTGCAAGTGGAGATGCTTTCCAGGGAGTTCAAGTTTATCAAACTATTAATACAAGTAATTCTGTAATTACTCCAAAGGAATATGAAGCGGCTATCACAGCAGCAACTCAAAAGGGAATTCAAGAGGGTCTTGCTAAAGCTAAGGCTAAGGCAAACACTACTCACAATGTCAAAACAGCAACGGTAAAGGTAAAACACTAAATGACAGTATATGCTATACAGGCGGGAATACAAGTTTCTACTGATAATACTACATGGTATCCATTAACAGATCATAACCGTGATCCTATTCAAGTTGAAAATAGCCTAATTGAAGAATCTTCCCGTATGGCAAATGGTAAAATGCGTAAATATGTAATTGCCTCAAAGAGAACATTTACCGTAACTTGGAAAACATTGACATCTAGCACAAATGATACAGTTGATGGAAATTATTCATCAGCCTGGCTAAATGCTTTTTATTCACAAAATGTATTTAGTCCAATCTATATTAAGTTTGTACATTCAGCATCATCTACGCCTTCGGTTGGAGATACCTCATTTTTGAGTTCTAAATTCACATCAGAAACAACTCAAGTTTTCATTACTAAGTTTGATATAACTACATCAAAGAGAAATGAATTCAGAGACCTAGTTGATATGACCATAGAATTTACGGAGGTATAATGCTACTAAATACTGATAATACGTATAGAGACATTTTTCTAAATGCTAAATCCGTAAATATGCTACCAGTGATTTCTGCTGAGTGGAATCAAAACCTCTTTAATCCGCCATATCTTATGGTAACTGGAGATGGAACAAAGTTTACTCCAACTACAACAAGTACAATATCTTCAGTTACAGGTGCTGCTGCACATCCAGTCTTTACTACAAATTCATTTGCTACAACTACTGGAACATCAACGGCATCAGGATCTGTTTTATATACATGCACCACAAATGGCTCAAGTCCAACTTACAAGATAGTTACCTATATGATGACCAGTCAGGCATTACCAGTGCTTGTATCATCTTATGCAAAAGACAGCACAAATGTTTACACTGGGTCAACTCAAACAGAAATTAATAACTACGGTTGGACTAAAATAGAGACCTATATTGGCGGGGCTCCAACATCTGGAAACCTTACAACATTTTCATACAATATAGTGGCGACAACTTTAGACTCTTCAAGCGGAACTCCAACTATATACTTTACGGTTCCAGAAGTTTACGTTTGTTCTTATTTTGATTATCAATATCATACCCTGTGGGACCCATACAGCGTTGTAACTAATTTTAGACCAGGAGAATCATATGTAACCACTGGAGACTATAAATATTCTCTTCAAGCTGATTTTAGAAAGATTAGTTCTCCATTATTGAACGGTTATGCTGGGACTACATATTCTCCAGTAAGCTCTATTGTTCAGAACCCAAACCATATTTTAGCAACACAGTATGTACCACTTATTAAAAATGTGGTTCCAACAGATATCAATCCATATAAATATTTTGTTTCTGATACATCAAACACATCACTTACTGCTTTATACCAGACAGCAGTAAATACAAATAAGCTTGTATTTAAATTTAATACAATGGTTACAATCCCAACCGTTCAAATTAAAGTTAATGGAACTGCAATAACTGTTGATGGAACATCAAGCATCACTGTACCATCAAACGGAGTATTGGTAATCTACTGGAATGGTTCTCAGTGGACTCAGAAGAAGTGGGGAGATCCAACAGGAACACCAGTAACTACAATGCCATACCTAGACCAAACAACTGGAGCATTGTCACTATATACATCTTTAACTAAGTTAACAGTAACGCAGCTTTCAAAAACTATAAATTCTGCTTTTACTACATCAAATACAACATTCGCCTCAGATGCAAATAGAATGCATTTAATTGAAATGTCTCCAAGACTAGAAATTGATTTAAGTAATTTTGTAGAGGATGTAACGATAACCAAAGCCCTTGACAGCAAGAGCACAGTTATCCCGCTATCAACAATTAATCCTGATGACCTATTGACTACTTTGTCTGGAATTCCAGCATTTAATGGCTCTTCCGTTATACCAGTATTATCAAATCAAAGTAATAAATCAACAAGTATCCTGGCAAATATGTTGAGAAAAAATATTAAAATTTATTCAAGTTTTAATTTAATTTCATATACAACAACAACTACAACGACAGTTAACACTTATATTCCAGGCGGGATTTATTATGTTGACACCTGGGACGAAACAGATATTAAAGAAATTAAAGTTCAATGCTATGATATAACTAGATATCTACAAACAGTTCCTGTTGCGGATTATGTAGCAAACCTAAAGGGTGTACTAGATATTGTCAGCAATATACTTGATCTTACTGGATTTACAGATTATGATTATGATTCATTGTATAAAGTTTGCAACGATCCATTGATTCCAATGGAGTTATCTTACTTCTATTGCAACTCAAAAGACACCACTCTCGTAGCTGCGTTAAATTCAATATTCTTGGCGTACCAAATTGGTTGCTTTATTGATGAATACGGAGTCATGAGATTCTTAAGCTTATCTAATATCATTAATAATGCTAACTTAGTCAATCTTGGTATAAACCAATCTGTTATGTCTATAGATGATAACAACATTGTGATGGAGGGATATGGTGTTACAAACTCATCTAAAGTTGGTATGATATCAATAAGATATCAAAGTCCAAAGATCCTACAATCCCTAGCCCTTCAAAATGCCACAGATCCAGCTATTAAAAATACAGCTTCATTTATTTATACCACATCTAATGACGTAGTATGGCAACAAGGAAATACTGATTCTGTAGGATTTAACTATCTTGCTTCAAGCATGGCGGAAACAGATTCAAGCTTTCAGCTATACCAAAGAGATCTATTAAATCAATTCCACACATACTCTCTAAATAATAATGGATATTCCGTGATAGAAGATGAGATAGTTTCATTCGAGTATAAGCAATATCTTATTTCAAATTCAAGTGGATATGTTTATGCAAATGTTAAGAATGATATTGAATTGCAAGCAGAGATAAATAAATTTATTAAAAAATATCAGTCTTCGCTGACTACATCTGATGGAACAACTAAGGGTGACTACAATGTTACTATTGTACCTCAAAATAAAATCACAAATGTTCAAAGAGGTCTTTTTGGAACTACGCCAGTTGCACACAACATCATAACTTCTCTAGCATCAAAGAACCTTTCTTCTGGAGGATCTGGAACAGCAAGTATCTCTACAATAGGTGCGGGTAGCCCAAATCAAATTGAAGTTGTTGGAATGATACCAAGCGGTTCATCTAAAGTAACGCTGTATCCTACATCTGCTAGGGATATTGGATACAAAACATATTCTATTAAATTTGGTTTGAATACTCAAGATAGAAGTGCAGCTGGTCTGTTCTTTAATGCATCTGGTGGCAATGGATCTAGCGGGTATTTTGTTGAATTGGTTCAAGTAAATACTTATACTCCAGAAACAACTACTATGAGTAATAACTATAATTATTATATGATTATTTATAACTCATCTGGCGTGTTATATTGGGCAAACGTGACTGGTGAAGTCAATGCTGTATTAAATAATTTTGCAAAAGTTTTAGTTAAACAAACCAATAGTACTGGGGTGTATAGTTACACGGCATCTGTTGATGAGGCGTTCCACTTAAGAGTAAGCCATTACACAAGTGATGGAACTGACGGCGAGGCTGGAACAGCCTCTGTACCACAAGAAGTATTCTCAGTATTCTTGAACAATGTTGAGATAACTGGCTGGGAACAGCCAACTGCTAATTCAGTGGTGGGAATTCAGGGTTGGACAGCAATGAATATGAACACCGCCAGCCAAAGAAGACAACGCCCTTACATACCAACATCTAATTTTTCAACTGGAACATATTTTGGTGGGTATATGTCTAATTCACCACAGACTATTACAAATATTTCATATGTAACTCCAGTCACTGTAAGTGCAACCACTGGTTCAATTAGAGAGATATATGCTACAGTAAGACCATTACTTGACAAGAGTGTAAATTATTGGTATCAAACTAAAGAATTCTTAAATGGAATGATTCAGGGTCAGAACATATTTAAAAATTCTACAAGCTATATGATGCAAACAACACCATCAGTAACTGGAATTAATTCTTATGATATTCAATATACAACTCCAGCAGCTACATCAGTTGACATTCTCCCAGTAGAGTATAACTGGTACTACTACCCTGGAAATACTGCAACTGATCAACAATATTTACAACTTCAGGTTATGGATGAATATTCAGCTTCATACTCAAGTGTAATCAATACTGGTTTTAGAGGTAAATTTGCCATTGCTAACAACTCTCCACAAATGGTATATTTGACTAAGCAATCTGATGACCTAAATCAATTTACAGTTACATTAAACGTATGGACACATGACATTGTTGCCGTCTCGGATGTTTCCCTTTTGGAACGTGTAATAGACCCAGGAAACACTACTGAGGTAGCACAGGTTGACACACAATGGATTCAATCTGAAACTGCTGCAAATAGAATGATGGGGGTCATCTCAAATGCTATTGATGGATTCTCAAAAGACACCAGCCTCACAATATTTGGAAATCCTTTAATCCAGGTGGGGGATATAATAACCCTTACATACCACCTTGTAGGATTAAATGCTCAACAATATGTAGTACAATCGGTAAAGCATTCCTTCCAGAATGGCCTTCAAACTGACCTAGTGCTAAATATGGTGGGCAACGGAACATCCTATTAAAATACAATAATGGTATAATTATCTATAGCTGCATAAATAAGGAGAAAAATGGGATATATTAAGATATCGGATCCAAATATTATAGATTTGGCTGCATGGCACCAGGTTATCAATGTTGTAAATCAACATTCAGATAGCCTAAATTCATTGACAAATAATTTTGGACTCGCTAATGCTACCCCAAGCTTCTCTGGAGAAAACACATCAGTCGTGTATGACTTGTCATCACAGCAAATTGTATATGGTAGAGCAAAGGCCTACTATACAAGTGGAGGATCAACTAATACACCAAACACTATCGGTGGTGGCGGAGCCACTACAGCAGCTTCAATTCAATATTTTTATAACAGCGTAACATTTGCTAATAGTAGCAATTCAATCCCATCATTTACAACTACACCATTTATATTTGCAACACTGCACACTGGAGACACTTCTGGTGCAGTTTCTACATCAAACTCTGATGCCATAGTTACTATTTATAATCCTACTCAAACAGGATTTAACTACAGAATTGTTAGAGCAGCAGCCTATACAATAGGACTTGCAGCAACAACATCTACAAATAAGAACACTGCAAATATAAGTGGAGCGATTTATATCAACTGGGTAGCAATAGGCCCAAGAGGATAAATTAGGGGGTAGTTAATGATAGATGGTGGTCAAGAAGCCATATACATCTCTTCAAATAGGGTCGCAAAGCGACAGACTATTCCTATTGACTCTTCTGATTTAAGATTAAGAAAAAATAAAAAGGGTATAACAAGAGCTAGAATTGGTGCAGACATTGAAGTCATTGGAAGCACAACTAACGCATTGGCATTTGGTCCAGGCGGATTGGCTGTTACGGCTGGTGGAACTATTCCAGATCAAGGTTCTACAACGCCAGCTCCAACAGATACATTTATTCCACCATGGGATTTTTTCACAGATCCAAATTCACCATCTGGAATTCCTAAGTTTGTCAACCTTGGAAGTGTAGAGAATATCGTCTTTACTTGGGGAACATATTCAGGTGGAACATTTACCCCAGGTTCTGGTGACGATTTAAAATTTGAATTTGATTTTGATTTCAGTGCTGGATATAATTCGACTGCAACAAATGCTGCAGTTCATGCTACATCAAGTTCTACAACAGGCAGTGTTGTTGGGTATAGCCCCCAGGGAGTATTCCCCTTAGTAACAGGCACTGGTGTTGTTCACCAAACATTTTATTTTACAAAAGCAATTAATACCCAGACAATGGGATTCTTTTGTACATCATTCACAAGCTTTTGTGTTTATGTAACAGATAATACGAATGTGAATCTAGGCACAGAATTATGTGCGGTGCCACCAGGGTATACCATTGATCTATTGCCACCAACATTTTCATTAAATCCAATTCCTGGAGGTTATTCTGTCACCTGGAATATAAATACAAAAAGTGGTGCAACAGTATCAAATCAGCTCACAGCAATTGATATCTGGGAAGAAGAATCAAATACTCTTCCAACAGATCCAAATACAAATTTGACGGGATGGAATAGAGTTTATTTGGGTACAGTAAGCCCAATATCAATTATAGTTACCGATACCGCAAAGAGATATGTAAACGCAAGACTGTCTTCAACATCAGGAGTATATACTGATTTTGCAACACCATCTCAGCCAATTGTTCCAGGAACAGTAACAAACGTAAACGTAACCCCACCAAGCAACCTATCAACTGCTACTGCAGTTTGGTCGGGAGATTCCATTGTAGTTTCTTATGCCCCTCCACTTGAAACTGTTAATATAACTAATGCTGTAACATCTTCTGATCCATCAGGTAAAACTAGAATTACGTATACCACAGATCAAACAGCACTTGATTTTGTTGTTGGAGAAGGTGTAATAGTTTCAGGAATAACGCCATCAGGTCTAAATGCACAAGCATTAATTGATACTGTAAGTGCAACACAATTTTCAGTATTGGTAGCTTCAGCAACTGGAACATATTCAACTGGTGGAACAGCTCAGTCAACAAAAAATGCGGGAAAGAAATTTACAGTAGTTTTAGCTGAAACTGTAACTGGAAATAATCATACAGGATCATTTAATTTATTCCCAACATATTTAAATACTTCAACAAATACTGTTACATTTTCTCAAACAGGAACAGTTTCATCTGCAGACTTATATTCTCAATTTGGAGCATATTATTCTTCATTTAGCGGTGTAGTTTATAGCGTTGACGCACAGGGAAATCAGAGCAGTGGAAAGAGTTTCACCTTAGCAACAAGAGGCAATCCTTTATCTGGAACTACTCCAAGCCCAACTGTTACCAATATTTCTGACGGATATCAAATTAACCTTGCTGGTGTACCAGTATCAGTTGACCACATTGAAGTTTATGAGTTTTTTATAAATCCAAGTTCTTTGCCAACAAGCCTACCAGATTACATAAATGCAACATATGTTTCTGGCGGAGCAGCGGGCACAAATACAGTTACACTAAGTACATTTGTTGATCCATCTGGAGCATCTGTAGTTCCAACAGCATGTATTGGATATGCTTTTACTGGAACAAATGTGCCAGTAAATACATTTGTTTCTAATATTACTACATCAGGAGCTAACTATGTGCTAACACTATCAACATATAATACCTCTGGAACTTTAGTTGCATCAAACTTTTTAACAGGCGGAGCTTCTGGTTCGTACATAATGAATGGCCTTGTGGCATCTGGTACATCTCCATTGGTAGTATTGTCAACAAACTTTGTTGCAAGATGGATCGTAACTTATTATTATGATAAGTTTGGCAATAGATCTCTTCCTTCTGCAGCTACTCCAGTACAACCTCAAAACCCAACGACATCTCAAATTTCTAGTGCAATATCTGTTACTTCAACAGGTTCTATTTATCTAGGATCAAGTAACACTTCTGTTCCCAATATTATCTTGGGTACAAATGGCGGAAACGCAGGATTATTTATTTGGGGTAATGGAGATGGAGCAACAACTGCATCTACACCATCAACACAAATTTTAGGTAATACCACAAGTGGTGGACCAACATTTATAACAAAAAATGCAAATATTGCAGACTGGGTTATTAGCCCTAATAAAATTGAAAATACTTTAAATGGATTAAGTGGCAATACATATACTGGATTATCTGGAACTGGTACATATGCATTTTGGGCTGGAGCAAGTGCTACAAGTTCAACTGGCCCTACTGCAGACAGTCAAGCATTATTCTGGGTTAAAAAAGATGGTACTGTAAAGTCAAATCAGATAAGTATATCTGGTTCAAGTAGCCTTGATATTGGTTCTGCTGCCCCAATTGTAGCAACTACATATGGATCAGTTATTGCATCTGGCTCTACAACTATAACTTTATCTGCAGCCAATGCTAATATAATTAATGGAATGTATGTTGTATATGCTGGTATTCCTGGCGGGACAACAATAACAAGTGGTGGCGGAACAGCAACATTAACAATATCAAATCCTACATTTGCTGCAATTCCTGCGGGAACTTCAATAACATTTGTATCTGCTACATCAGGAGCACATATACTCACAGATGGCTCTGTGTATGCCTCTAATGCATATATTAGAGGTCAGGTAAATGCTACATCAGGTTCATTTACAGGTAATTTGCAAATTGGTTCTGGTGGTTCAATATATTCTGGTACATTGACTACTGGCGGAGCTTTAAGTGGTGCGGGATTCATATTAAACTCAACAGCACTTTTATTTAATAGTGCTATTGGTACTGTAACATCTATAAGTGGATCAACTGGACAATTGACAACTACATCTGCAAGTATTGGTGGATGGTCAGTAAATTCAACTCAAATTTCTAAAACTTCCACAGGTGGAGGTGTGTACCTAGACTCTGGGACAATCTATGGAACATATACGACTCCAACATCACAATATGTATTGTCTGGAGATGGAAACTATTCTTCTGGGCATCTTGTGCCACCAACAACATTGAATTCTACAAATGCTAAAACAACACCACTTTTATGGTCAGGTAACGTAACCCAGCAAAATATAAGTGCAACTGGAATTACTACATATGCAAACTTCTACGTAACTGCAGATGGAACAATGAATGCTAAAAATGCAGTAATAAATGGTGGAACAATTAAATCGGTAGGCACATTAGGAACTGTAACCCTTGATGGTGTTCATGATCTTATAACTTTGAAATCAGCAAGCGGTAGCAGAACAGCATATATATTCCCAAGAGCAGTTACAAGCGGAACTACAACAACAGATACTGGTTTTTATTTAACTGTTGATAGTGGTGGAATAGTTCCATTAAATTCAGACTATACGGTAAACTTATCCTCTACTAGCGGAATTAATGCAATCCCATTCCTAGGTATTGGTCCAACGATAAATGCTTATGGGACTGTCATGGATGGAATTGGTCTTTATGCTAAGAATTCGTGGCTTAACGTTACAACATCAAATGGAATTGGCCTGTGGACTGGAGATGGTACTAACCTAAAGACAGGTATGGTTTTAAATAATCATATCATTGCTCTAGGTTATAATGGCGGAACTGCTGCAATTAACCCATCTTCATATTTAACTGGAACGTCAAATACTACAATTCCAGCATCTGCTCCTATTAATACTATCCAAGCAGATGCAAGCAAAATTCTTATAACTGCTGCAAATGGAGCTACGCCAGTACAGCTACAAGTTGTTGGTACAGGTGAAAGCAATGGAACATTTACTACCACTGCAGGAATCCATATGCTGGCAGGTGCTTCTCGTGGAGATTTTACTACAACTGGTATAAGTTTATATTCAGGTTCATCTACTACAAATGGAATTATAACTTTGAGTAGCACTGGTGTTGTATTGCAATCAGGACCTCAGAGATCTGCAGGTGGTGATCAAGGAACCGTAATTGGTTATACAGCTCCAGCAAACATATCTTTGTCTAATACCGAAAACACTGTTGTTATAACAGGTATAAAAAGTTTAGTGGGATATTCATATAGTATGGCAACCCCATCTTCCCCTGCACCTGTGTCTGTATTGACTGGAAGCAATGGAGCGGGACCAACAAACTACATGAGTGTGCCCCCACTTGGATCATATCCAAGACAAAGAATGGTTATAGAAGACCCAGGAACTGGTCAATTAGTACTAGGATTAGCTATTTATTATAGCGATAACTCTGCAGGTGGAGCTGCAGCACCTTCATCTGGCAGTTCAAACGGTGCAACTGGAGATTTGTGGGTAGTATACTAAAATGGGTTTGTTCATCAATAAAGGTACCAACACAGTATCAAATTGGGTTCCAGTAAAAAAAGTATTTGTTAATAAAGGAACTAACACTGTTTCAAATTGGGTTCAAGTTAAAAAAATATTTATTAATAAGGGAACCAATTTAATTTCAGCATGGACTCAGTTTTGGCCAAAACTTGGACCACATACAGATTTGCCACCAGCTATAACATCAGACTCAGCTGGTACAACTTTTCCAACTTATGTATATGTGGGAACAATGCCAACTCCATCAGCAGTAGCAAATGGCACGACAAATAAATATACAGCTCATACGCTGTACCTACAACCTGGAATATGGAACCCAAACGGATATAGTCCAAACGGAATATCATATTCAGTAGATGGTTATACTACTTTGGCGGGAACTTCAGGATCAATTAATTTTACTTCTGGAACATTAACTTTAACATCATCATCAGCAATACCTGGAGATTACACTGCTGCAACTACATCAATGGGACTGATAGGGTCATATGATGGAAGATACCCAGTATTAACAGTTACTGTAAGTACTACATCTAGCGGAGTTAATGGTATTGATACAAGCGATAGTTATAATAATGGAAGAATTGCCGTTATTAAAAATACCCCAACATTAATAACTTCTACCTTGTCTTCCTCCACTGGATCTCCAGCAAATGCTGGGTCAATATTGTCTTATAGTTCAACTTGGCAGTCTGCAGATGGATACATTCCAGACCCCACAAGAACATTCATGGCTTGGTATGGATCAAATGTTGGTACTTATACTACATTGGCACAACTTCAAGCATCTGCAACAGCATTGGGCGGGTCTTTGGCAAGTGTCAGCGGTGCCTATAATCATACAATTACTACAACAGAAGCAAACTCATACACATATATCTATGGAGTGGAGTCTGCTTATAGTGGATATACAGATTATTTTGGATACACTAGCGGAATTAGTAATGTTAAAGTAATGTCAGTTACTAAGCCACTTCAACCACCTAATACGCCAACATTCAATTCAAAATCTTCTACTGTAAATGGTGTCACTATAGTATTTAACCAATCTGTTGTTGATTCTACTCATGATGCACCGAGTGTGTATTATTGGGCAGTTTCTCCAAGTGGACCATGGACATCAATACCTGCAACATCTGCCAGTACCTATTCATTCACCTATAATACTTTGGCTAGTGCAACTCCAGCCACGTACACCTTTTATATATATGCAAGCAACTATGTGAGTGCATCAAGTGGAGGATCATCTGGACAATTGACTACAACAGGTACTCCTACAGCTGTACTTCCCCCAAGTTCTTTTACAATATCTTCTGTAACAAAAGGCTTGCCATTACAATTGGCCCCATATACAAGAAACTTGCAAATTACATGGAATAGAGCAACGCAATCACAAGGAGCAGCATTTGGCTATGGATATCAAGTGGAGGGAAGCTCTGATAACGTTTCGTGGGCTATGCTACAGACTTACGCTGCCAGCCCGTATATAGCTGATACTGGAGCAGGAACTTATACAACAACCTATACTGCACTTCAGTATACTTTTTACAGGGTATCAGTATTTGCATCTGTGGACGGAACAACTCCCCCTTCTGCTGGGTCTACTGCTGCTTCTAATAATCCATTTCAAGTAACAGGAACTGCACCAAGTGTGCCTTCAATTACAAGTGTTTCACCATCATACTTTACGGCAGCCCTATCTTGGCTTGCAGGTGGATCCAGCGGAAGCAATTCTATATCTGGTATACAATATTCAACTGACGGTGGTTCAACTTGGTCTGCAACTACAGTTTCTAATCCAGCAACAATTTCAAATTTAAGCCCAAATACACTTTATGCATTTTACATAAGAGAAGTAAATGGTGATCAATTAGTTTCTGGAATATCTTCTCCATATAATGCGTACACTCTACCTTTAGCAGCACCATCAACCCAGCTAGTAGCTGGATCAAGTAACGGATCTGGGCATGGACAATTAGTTGGCTCATATTCATTGCCATCAGGATACACATCTTATTATCCAAATGTGTCTTTATATTATGAAATTTGGAGAACTGGAACTCCAGCATCAGGTCACAGTGGTGTAAATGGATGGGGAAATCCAGGAACCTATGTACTATATTCAAGTGGTACTATACCAGCTGTAAGTTCTGGTGTTGCGGTTGAGTTGTATGTTCCATCTCCAAATGGATACTACTTTATGCTTGCAGAAACTTTATATAATGGTGTCTTGCAAGGTGCAACATATTCCAATAATGGAGCGGGAAACACTTCAACAGGTGTAGTTGCTGACTGGATTTATGGATCTGGAACAGCAATTGGATTGACTCTATCTCCATCAATTAATGCTGGAACTATTACAAGTTCAGGATTTAGTGGAACTGTTTCATGGTCAAACACTGATTTGACATCATATACAGTATCGCTAAGTACAACTTTTGGTGCAATCAGTCCTACATCATTTACTGCAACTGCACAAACCTCAGCCAGCACACCATTTACAGTCTCTGGTGCTCCTTCAAGCACACTTGTGACTGTCACTGCATCTTCTGGCGGAGTCAGTGGTTCTGCAAGTGCAACAACATCAGGCTCAGTAACCCCACCACCTGTAACCCCACCACCTGTAACCCCACCACCTGTAACCCCACCACCTGTTACGCCACCACCAAAATTGCCACCAAACCTCCCAGTTACACCGCCTCCACCTGTGGTTCCACCAGTATTACCACCACCAGTCGCTCCGCCTCCAAAATTGCCACCAAACATCCCAGTTACTCCACCTACTGTACCAGCACTTCCTACAGTACCAGCAGTACCAACTGCTATACCTCAGCAGAAGTCTACGGATTGGTGGAAGGAGCAAAATTGATAGCATTGGGGCGGGAGTCCCAATGCTGTTAATATTAATTATGTTATACTATGAAAGGAGGAAACAATGGAACTAACTAATGATGAAAAAATAACTATTATTGAACAACATTTAAGAAGCATGTTATTTAGTCAATATAATCTTAATTTGCAGCTGTCTGAGCTACGAGCTGTAAGCACTCCAAATCAAGAAACAATAGATGCTGTTACCAAGCAGATGTCAGACGTTCAGGCACAAATTGACTATTTGAATGCGGAAGCTGCAAAGCTACAACCAACAACAACTAACTAAAGGATATAAATGGATCAAAATCAAAAAGCAGAATTAATTATTTCTGCCCTACAACAACGTATTGGCGAAATGGCAGCAGCCTACGAACTAGAGAAAGCTTTATTAAGAGCTGAATATACTCAAGTTTCAAATGAACTTACCGCTTTGAGAGAAGAAGTTGCAAAAGCTGAGTATTCACAGGAAGTGCTGGATTCAATAAAGAATGTCTAATGATTTAAAATGGATGATATCGTCAGATCAGCAATTTCCCTATGCTGACCCCAAAGCCATAGAGCTTTGGTTTAAAGTCATGTCTTGGTTTAAACCAAATGTGGTAGATTATGCGGGAGATACGGATGATCAAGCTTGTTATAGTAAATATACTGATGATCGTCCGTCTGAATTTTTAAAAATGCATAAAGACTCTAATGGAGATGCCATTATTCCATTGATTCAACATGAAGCAAAAGAAGCTCGTGACTTTTATGCAAAGACAAGAAAGGTAGCTGGCAAAGATGCACAGCTATTCACAGCTTTAGGTAATCATGATATAAGAATCTTTGATTATCTAGAAAAGAAGATCCCAGATTATATAGATGCGGTAACTCCAGAAACAATGTGGGGCCTGGATTCTTTGGGATACGAATATATATATTATAGCGATTTGCCAAAACATCGTTTTGGCGATATTCACATTCATCACGGCAATGCTATATCTCAAAATGCTGGTGAGTCTGTGCGTAAAGACGTAGAAAATTGGGGGATATCTCTTATCCGAGGACACTCACACAGAGCGGGAACTTTCTATCAAACATGGGAGTTACGTAATGGTGGGAGAGGAGAGACCTTGAGAGGCTACGAACTTGGTCACATGAGTGATGAAAAAAGTACAGGTATGGGCTACACCAATGTTCACAATTGGCAAAAAGCTTTTGCAGTAGCACATATCGAAAACGGAGTATACCCTCATATTCAAATTATTGAGATTACTCCAGATTATACTTGCTACGTAGATGGCAAGAAATTTAGTGTCTAAAGGAGACAAAAATAAAAATGCGTATTACAAATTCTGAAAAGGCCTTGGTAGAACATTATTTCTATGCAACGGCTACCGCTGCAGTAATTCTTTGGCAGCGTGGTGGAGCAGCTAATCATAACCTAAAGCATGTTGCGTTTGCAGCAATCTATGGTGTTATTGGCCCTGTACTTGCCCGTGTTAATCCAAAGAGTATTGTGTCTAAGCTTGCTAAGCAAGAGCATCTTGATGCAGCTACAACGGCTGCACTTACAGCTGTAGCTACTACTGCACAGTCTGATGTTGAAAAAACACTTGCAAAAGCAGCGAAGTAGGTTGTAGGCAAATCAAACAATGATGACCTGCAAAAAGTGTCAAGGCAGGGTTTTCATAGATAGAGTCTTTTCTCAAAAATTAAGAATTGAATTATTCTGTATGATGTGCGGGAAAAGGTGGATTATCAAGAAAGATGGAAACACATTAGGGCTATGGCTAGAGGAAATAGAAAAGGCACTAAACAGAGAATATTGTATTTTTACCTAAACGGTGAATTACATAAATCACTTCATATCACTAGATCTGAAGACCTAATGATTGCTTGGAACTATCCAATGGGTAAGCGTGTTGCGTATAATTTATCAGATGTGCGTAAAAATAAACAACACGCTTATACCATTTCTTATGTTGCCAAGATGCTAAATAGACATATTGATACAATTAAAAGACATTTAAAAGCGGGAGATTTTACAACCCCGCAAAGATCTTATTCCCTAAAGGATCATTCTAGGGAGGGTAGATATTATTTTTCTGATGATAATATTAGAGAAATACGAGATTTTTTCAAAACAGTACACATAGGTAGACCTAGAAAAGATGGTATGGTAAACTCTACTAGTATACCAAGCAGAGCCGAATTAGAAGCCTTATTAAGAAATGAGAAAGTATTATATGCTAAACAAGATGACGGAACATTTATTCCAGTTTGGAAACAGCCAGAATGGTAGATAATAAATTAAATAAAGAAGCTAAGCATGCCTTGGAAATGTCTTTAACTGTTTTAGAACACGCCATGGAATTGGCTTTACAAAAAGAAGACCTAGATGCTATAATTGCTATCTCAGACAGACTGATGATGCTATATCAACATCTTGCTGATAAGAATATTAAAAAGTTTAAGACTGGATTTGGACTCACAAATCCTGCTACAACGAAGGAAGAGGAATATGACGAATCAGACTAACGTCAAGGTAGAACTTCAGTACACCAGAAATTTGGGCAACTTTGAGAATATCAAGGTTTCTATAGGTGTTGAAGACTTTGTTCGTTCTGGAGAAAATACTGGTCAAGCAACTGATCGTGTATATAAATTCGTTGAAGATAAGCTTATTGAAAAAATGCAAGAAATTGAAAAAGATCTACAAAAGGGTAAATAATGGGTAAAGAAGAAAATCAACAAGCCTATATACTTATTGGGGTTTATCAACAGCTGTGGAAAAGTAAATATGGAAAAGTTGTTGTAGTAAACAGATATAAGAGAAAATGGGATTTACTTGACGTAGTAGAAACAATCGGGTATGATAGAGCAAGAGAGGTAATGGAATATTACTTTACTTGTAATAAGCCAGGACACCCATTGGAATGGTTTTTATCTAATTTTGATAAATTAGACACCTCTATGAAGAAGATACAAGAAGACAAGGTTAAGAGAACTCTTGTCAGAGCCAAAACAAAGCAACTAGTAGAAGAGGAAGATATTGAATACGGAAGCAGCAGTGATAACGGCGGTCTGCAAGAATAAAGATATTGCAACTGTACTTGCAGAAAATGTTGATGATGTTTTTGTATTGCACCGTGATGTATGGGAAAGCTTAAAGAGCTATTATTATAAATTCAGATCTGTCCCAGACATTTCAGTAATAACAGAGAGACACAAAGATTTTGAGCCAGAGTCTGTAAAAGGCGAGACTGGCTACTATTTAGATGAATTAAAGAATGAATTTTTGGGCGGTAAGATTAGAGAGCTTCTTCTTACTAGCGGTTCAAATCTAAAGACAAATGCAGCGGTAAGAGTTTTGCAAGGTATGCAAAATGAGCTTTCTTCGCTTTCAAGAATTGCCAATGTGGTACGAGATGTTGACCTGACAGACTACGCACTTGCAGAGAAGCACCTAGAGGCTGTAAAGAACAGATCTTTGGCTATGGGTGGAAGTCCAGGAATTATGACTGGGTTCAAGGCTATTGACCTAGCATACCCTACAGGAATGGCCCCAGGACATCTTATGGTGATGATTGGCTGGCCAGGTAGAGGTAAGACATGGTTCTCCTCTTATCTAGCCTGTAAAGCCTGGGAACAGGGTTTTAAGCCTATGATTGTATCCCTTGAAATGACTCCTGAGAATATGCGTGACCGTATTTATACCATGATGGGATCGGGATTATTTAAGGCATCTGATTTTGCTAAGGGTAATATTAACGTTGATGATTTTAGAACATGGGCGGGGAATAAGTTTGATAATAAGCAGTCATTTGTACTAGTCTCCAATGAGGGTGCAGGCAATGTAACCCCTACAACAGTACAGGCTAAAATTGATCAACATAAGCCTGACATTGTTATCCTTGACTATCACCAGTTGTTTACAGATTCAAATAACTCAAAGAATCCAACTGAGCGTAATATGAATATTTCTCGTGAGTTTAAGAATCTTGCTGTAAGAAATAATATTCCTATTATTGATATTACTGCTGCAACGATGGATGATGCCTCATCTCAAGATGAACCACCATTGCTATCACAAGTTGCATGGTCAAAGGCAATCGAATATGATGCTGATATATCAATTGCTGTTCATAAGACAGCAGATACAAATGTAATGGAGATTGTAAGTCGCAAAAATCGTCATGGTACAGATTTTGATTTCTATCTAGACTGGGATTTGAATCGTGGTATCATCAAAGAGTTGTATGAGCCACCTGCATAAAATTTAGGTGCTAACACTCATGCATGATATAATTTCTACGTATAACTAAATACGGAGACATTATGCTTAAGAAAACTATACATCAGTTTATGACTGCGGGTCAGATTAAAAGCGACAAGGATATAAGTCGCTTAAGAGAAATGCATGAGCGTCTTTTAGTACAAGATATGCAAGCCAGAGGATATGTTCCAGTTTTAGATATGGAAACTCAGTGGCAAATTAGTTATCAAGAAAAGAAAGACGCTTATGGGTTTACGCTAATTATGTTTGGTGTATACTTAGGTAAGAAGCAGGCTCTAGAGTACATAGGGTTCTCTGGACAACAGTTTATAAAAAGGTAAATCAATGATACTTGAAACTTATAACCAACCGCAATTGCGGGAGGTTCTTCAGACTATTGGTGTGAAGATTGTTTCTGAAACATCTACAGATTTTTTATGCCTTTGCCCATTCCATTCAAACAGAAGATCTCCGTCATTTGCAGTCAGCTATTCCAAAGGCCTTTATATTTGTTATAACCCATCTTGTGATGCAAAGGGAAACCTAAGAGACCTTATTGAAAAGGTGGGTCAGGTAAATGGTTTAGAGGCTAACAAGATGATACTTTCTATTGAAAGAAGTAGAATTGAGCATTTTGATGAAGAGCTTATTAAGCTTATGGACGAAGAAGTTGAATTTGAAGAGTTTCCAGAAGAAACACTTATAAAACTATATAATGATTTACTTAAAAGTCAAGAAGCAAAAGACTATTTTGAATCAAGAGGGATTGACCTAGGATCAATTGCACACTTTTCTTTAGGGTATTCAGAAAACTTGGGCATGGTTACTGTGCCAGTCCATAGTCCCACTGGCTTGCCAGTCGGGCTTGTTGGAAGATCAATAGAAGGAAAACGTTTTAAGAATAGCACTAACTTGCCACGTCAAAAAACAATGTTTAATCTGCATAGAGCAAAAAAATGGGCGGTAAAATTATTGTTGTTGAATCTTGTTTTGATGCGATTAGAATTCATCAAGCTGGTTTTCCAAATGTAGTGGCAACACTAGGCGGTAGCATATCAAAGACTAACCTAGCTAATTTAAGCAAATATGCATCTTCTATAATTATAGCAACAGACAATGACGAGGCTGGTAGAAAACTAGGAAGCCAAATAGCAAATGCTCTAAAGAACAAAGATGTTTCTTGGGCAGTGTATGATGATTCTGTAATATATCCACATAATGCAAAAGATATGGGTGATTTGACAGAAGAAGAAATAAAAAGATGTATAAAGAATGCGGAATCGCATTTTGAATATATTAATAGATGATATAATAGGATAACAAAGGGCACAAGTATCGCCCTCTATACTAAGGAGAATATATATGGGTATCGTAACAGGTTTAAATGCAATTAATAAGGCAATTGAACAACCAAACTACACAAATGACGGTCCAAAGGGCCGTTGGCTTAAGGTAAATGACGGACAGAGTTTGAAGATCCGTTTTCTTCAGGAGATTGATCCTGACTCACCAAACTACAACAACGAAGCTGATCTAGGCATCGTTGCAATTGAACATCAAAATCCAAAAGACTACAAGCGTAAGGCTGTCTGCACAATTGAAGATGAAGGTCAATGCTATGGATGCGAAGAATATCGTCGTGATCCAAAGTCAGGCTGGAAGTCTAAGCCACGTTTCTACATTAACGTACTAGTTAATGATGGAAAGGAAGAGCCATATGTGGCAATCATGTCACAGGGTATTGGCCCTAAGAGTGCCACTGCAGAAATCAGCCAGTATGCAGCAGAGACTGCAAGCATCACCAATCTTGATTGGAAGATTAAGCGTACAGGAACAGAGAAGGATACTAACTATAGCATAATTCCACTTCCAACTGCTGGTGCAACAGTACTTGACCTATCAAAGTATGAGTTGTATGATTTGAAGAATGTTGCAGTTCGCAACGTTCCATATTCAGATCAAGAGAACTTTTACAAGGGTATCGTCTCTGAGGAAGCAGTAGAGTCATCTACATCTTCTTCTGTTGAGTGGTAATATAATTTAAGGGCGGGTATTGGTGAATTTTACACATCTACATGTGCATAGTCATTATTCTTTGATGGACGGGCTATGCTCTCCACATGAACTATTGACTGCAGCTAAAAATGCTGGACAGACCTCTATGGCTATAACAGATCATGGAACTCTGGCATCTCATAGAGATATGCAGATTGCAGCAAAAGAGCTGGGAATGAAACCAATACTCGGTCTTGAAGCATACATTTCTTCTACAGATCGTTTTGACAAGCGTGATATTAAAGAGCGTGATGATAATACTCAGGTATTCAATCACATTATTCTACTTGCTAAAAACCAAAATGGTTTGAAGAATTTACAAAAGCTTTCCCAATTGGCATGGACAGAAGGATATTATCGCAAGCCTAGAATTGATTTAGAGATTCTTGATGAATATGGCGACGATATTATTGTTTTATCTGGATGCTTAAATGGTCTTATTTGCAAGGCTATTGAACGTGGAGATATGGATAAGGCAGTTGAATATGCCAACTGGTTTGCTAACCGTTTCGGAGATGACTTCTATTTAGAGGTTCAATCACACAATCCAAAAGAAATTAACGGTGCTTTGTTGGCCATTGGAGATACTCTCGGTATTAAATTGGTCGCAACGGGTGACTGTCACTATGCAACAAAAGAGCAGAAGGCACTAGAAGAAGCACTTTTGATTCTATCAACTAAGCCTAATTTGGCTGACGGTGTTGACTATGAGTCTGGCAAGAAGTTCAAGGATATCTTTGAGCGATTTAACCACTTGTATCCAAACCGCCCAATCTCTTTTGAAAGCATCAATGTTTACATTCAAAATATTGATGAGCTTAAGTCTGACTTTGGCAGTGAATGGCCAGATGACATCTATACTAATTCACAGGCAATTGCAGACAAAATTGAAGATTATGAATTTTATGAAAATTTACAGTTGCTTCCAAAGCCTAAGTCTGATCCGCATAAGCAACTGGTCAAGATGTGCAATGATTCCTTAAAAGAAAAAGGTTTAGAAGATGAGAAGTACAAAGAGAGGCTTGAAGAAGAGCTTTCCGTCATTCATGACAAAGAGTTTAGTAGCTATTTTCTTGTTGTGGGCGATATGGTTCGCTGGGCGAAAGACAATGAAATCCTTGTTGGACCAGGACGTGGTTCTGCAGCAGGATCTCTAGTCTGTTATTTATTGGGTATTACAGAAGTAGACCCAATTAAATATGACTTGCTGTTCTTCAGATTTATTAATCCAGAGCGTAATGACTTTCCAGATATTGATACAGACTTTATGGATCGTCGCCGTGGCGAGGTTAAAGATTATCTACGTAAGAAGTTTAAAAATGTTGCATCAATTTCCACTTATCAGTATTTTAAGGATAAGGGCGTAGTTAGAGATGCAGCGAGAGTTTTTGATGTCCCATTGGGAGAAGTTAATAAGGCTTTGAAGGGCATTGAGACTTTTGAAGAGTTTGAGACAAATCCAAACTCTGCATGGTTCCGTGACAAGTATCCAGAAGTAATCAAGTTTGGTTCTGATTTGCGTGGAAGAATCCGTTCAGTTGGAATGCATGCTGCTGGTGTTGTGGTGGCGAATGAAGATATTTCTAAGTATGCCCCTATTGAAACACGTAAGGATGCTACTGATGAGGTTTCTGGACGAGTTCCAGTTGTTGCATATGACATGGATCAAGCAGCAGATATCGGATTGATTAAGTTTGACGTACTTGGCCTTAAGACATTATCTGTTATTAAAGATACTGTTGATATTATCAAGGTAAGACATAAGAAGACAATTGATCTTAATGCGTTGCCATTGGACGATAAGAATATCTTTTATGACCTATCAAATGGTTTTACTAAGGGTGTATTCCAGGCAGAAGCGACTCCCTATACCAATCTTTTGATTAAGATGGGTGTAGATAATTTTGAGGATATGGTAGCATCAAATGCTCTAGTCCGTCCAGGTGCTATGAACACTGTAGGTGCAGAGTATCTTGGTCGCAAGCGTGGAGAAAAGATGGTAACTTATGTCCATCCTATCATGAAGCCATTTACTGAAAGAACTTATGGAGTTATTATCTATCAGGAACAGGTTATGCAAGCCTGCGTACACTTAGGTGGTATGTCTTGGTCTGAAGCTGATAAGGTTAGAAAGATTATTGGAAAGAAGAAAGATGCAAGAGAGTTTGACACATTCCGTGACAAGTTCGTTAGCGGAGCACAAAATTACATCTCAAAGGAAGATGCTGAGCACTTGTGGCATGATTTTGAGGCGCATGCTGGGTATTCTTTTAACCGTTCCCACGCTGTTGCTTACAGCATGCTCGGTTATTGGACTGCTTGGCTTAAGCATTATTATCCGCTTGAATTCGTATTTGCTCTTCTCAAAAACGAAGGCGACAAGGATGCGAGAACAGAATATCTACTTGAAGCTAAAAGACTCGGGATTAAAATCCTACTCCCTCACGTCAATGAATCAGACCTTGATTTCAGTATCCAAGGTAACTCCATTAGATTTGGTCTTGCGAATGTTAAATTTATTTCAGAAAATATTGGAAAGAAGCTCATCGCTTCTAGACCATATAATTCATTTGCTCACCTACAAGAAATTGCGGGGACGAAAAAGTCAGGGATCAACTCAAGAGCTATAGCATCACTTAATCTTATTGGTGGGGCAACATTTGACGATAATCCAAGAACTGGAAATGAATCTCAGAACTATTATGAATATCTAAATATTCCTAAATTTGATACTCGTGGCATAACGCCATACATCAAATCTCAGATTACACCATTGCAAGATTTTCTTGAAGAGGGTTGTTACATTCTTATGGCTATGGTTAAACAAATTAAGAAGGGCAAGGGATGGTCTCGTGTTGAGTTGGTAGATGATACTGGTTCCATTGGTATCTTCCATCAAGAAAATACACAAATTGAGACTGGTAACATGTACTTCTTCCTTGTAGGCGACAATAGAATTCATAGATATGTTACAATAGAAGATGTAATTAATAAAAAGGGAGATCCATTTATTGATTACCTAAACTCTCAAGATTTAAATGTACCTGAAGATAAAAAGTTTGTGGTTGATTTCACACACTATAAAACAAAACAGGGTAAAATGATGGCACATATAATTTATTCTGATGAAGATAAAGAGTTATATCGTGCAATTGCTTTTCCAAAGGTCTACCCTTTGGCATTAGGAAAGATGAAGGCAGGGTCTTTCTGTTCACCAACCGTCGCACAATTAGATGACGGAACTAAATATGTAAAGGATATAGCATGACAGACGAAGTACAGAATACGGATGCAGCTCCAGAAGAGCAAAATATTAATATTAGTATTGAGCAGATTCTTGCAGCAACATTGAAGCATCAGGGCAAGGTTACAATTCCATTGGAAGACTTGATCGCAAATTACGGTGGATACAGCATTGCTGTTACACAAAATGAAGATAAATCAGTAACATTTGAGTTGACTGAAGTCCCACAGCAACAAGCAGAAGTAGAATCAGAAGAATAGTAAGGAATAAATGACTAATCCATCAGAGGCAATATTATCAAAACTTGATCCGAAAACTAGACAACGCATTCAACTTGCGACAGATGTAAGTTCGGAAAGACAAAAGACCCCGAGCATAGGTTTGAACCTTGCACTTAAAGGCGGTCTAGGCTATGGAAGACAAATTTTGATTTGGGGCAATAAATCTGCTGGTAAGTCATCATTCTGTTTGCAAATGATCAGTCTAGCCCAGAAAGAGGGAAAGACTTGTGCTTGGATTGATTCGGAAGCATCTTACGATGCTAAGTGGGCTGAAGGCTTGGGAGTAGATTCCTCTTCTCTTATTTACTCCTCAGCAAAGACCATTAATGATATGGTAGATGTTGCTACACAATTAATGGAGGCGGGAGTTGATATTATCGTTGTTGATTCTATTTCAGCATTGCTTCCAGCAATCTATTTTGAAAAAGATAGTGATGAATTAAAGAAACTTGAAGACACCAAGCAGATTGGTGCAGAAGCAAAGGATATGACTCATGCAGTTAAAATGCTCAACTACGCCAATAAAAATACGTTACTAGTTCTTATTTCTCAGCAGAGAAATCAATTCGGTAGCATGCATGCAAGTCACATCCCAACAGGGGGGATGGCGGTTAAGTTTTTCTCCAGCACAGTCATCAAACTATGGGCATCCGAAGCTGATGCAAATGCTATTAAGTCTGGAGTCCAGGTTGGCGATAAGATTATTGAACAAAAGGTTGGAAGGCCAGTCAATTGGATTGTTGATTACAACAAATTAGGGCCTATGGGATTATCAGGACAATACGACTTCTATTTTCAAGGAGATCGTGTAGGAGTTGACTTCGTAGGAGAAGTACTTGATGCTGCCGAGATGATGGGTAAAATTCAAAAGGGCGGGGCATGGTATACTATAGGTGAGGAAAGATTCCAAGGAAGAAATAAGGCTTTGGATTATTTAAGAGATAATCCAGAAATTGTTAAAACACTACAGGAAAGTTTGTATGAGTAAGATTAATGATTTTGTAAGCAAGAAGTCTGGTAAGGATATGACCAGATATGAAAAGATGTACGGTAATTATGGATGTAAGCATTGCAGGGAAGATGTAGAGTTTGCATATTGGGACGTTGATGAATTAAAGATAGTTTGGATATGTTCTCAAAATCATAGATCGGAACATCAACTTGTCTGAAAGAGGAGAGATTAAACGTGACGGAGCCAAAGGACAAAAGAATTCAGGACGTGGTGATTACCAAAAGGGTGATGCTATATGGAATGATTTTGTCGTTGATTATAAAGAGTACTCTAAGTCAATCTCCATTAGTAAAGAAATTTGGGCAAAAATTTGCACGGACACTTTTAAAGTATCACGTGATAAATATCCAGTACTTAAACTTATATTGGGCGAAGAAGGCCAAAAGACACGACTAGCCGTAATTGAGTGGGCAATGTTTGAACAGATGGAGGAAGCATGGCGGAAACAACAGGAACAGTAGTTGAACAAATCAGCTCTATAACAGAGTTTAATGATATGTGTGAATTTATGCAGGATAAAGATTTGGACACAGCTCTTGAATTGATTATTAAATTAATTACAAAACCAGATGTACCTTCAAATAAAGCACCTGATCTAATTGTAAAGTTACAAGCAATCAGTGCTAAATTTGCTATGCAGGCAAGATATTACACTACCTTTGAAAAGGGCGGGGATTCCTCAAAGAAAAAGAATACTTATTATACTGCAGCAGATACAATTGATAAGTTAGTAGATGCATTAAAGTATTCAGCAAGGTATGGTGTTTAATTGGGATCAATAGGTCAGCTTAAATATAAGCAGTATAAGCCTAAGTCTGGAACTTTTGATAAGGATAAATTCTTACAAGAGTTTAAGGATACATATGAGAGCAAGGCTGGGTTCACTCAAAAGAAAACATTTGCCCCTAGTACAATTGGTTATGGTCATGGTAAGTGTGCTAGATATTGGTATTTAGCATTTAATGGTGCAGAGTTTGAAGATACTGCTGACTACAAGGGTAAAGCCAATATGGAAAATGGAACCTTTGTTCACGATAGACTTCAATCAAGATTAAGTAAAATGAATAAGAGCTATAAGGTCATTGACCATGAGGCAGAGATTCTTGTTGAAGATCCACCAATTCGTGGCTTTAGAGATACACTTATTCTAGATGTTGAAAATAATATTGAAATTCCTTTTGAGATTAAATCAATGAAGGATGACAAATTTGTTTATAAGCAATCATCTCAGAAGCCAGAAGAAAACCACATGATTCAGCTTCTGATCTATATGTACACAAAGGGTCATGATACTGGTGTGTTCTTCTATGAGAATAAGAATGACCAAGAGCCATTACTTATTGTAATTGAAATGGACGAGCAGAATAAGAAATTAGTTGAATATGTTCTTGACTGGCTTCGTGGAGTATATAAGCTTTATGAAGAGAAAACTTTGCCAAGCAGAGCGGGTGAGAGCAAGACTAGAATGCCATGCTCATATTGCCCAGTAAAGAAAACTTGTTGGAAAGAGATGAAGTTAGATATAGGCGATGTAGACTATCCAATGATGGAGACAACTATATGATTTGTGCCTATGAAGAATGCAACAACGAGTTTGAGGCAAAGACTCATAATCAAAAATACTGTTCAGATGAATGTTGCAAGATAGCAACAAACTTAAAAATCAAAGAAAAGTATCAGAATACCAAAGCTCGTAGGGCTGGAGTTAAGTTTATATGCAAGAATCGTGGCTGCGATCAAATCTTGAATAGATATAGTAGCAGTGAAGAATGTGAATCTTGCAAGGCTAAAAAGGCTGCTGCTGAGCGTAAATCTATATTGGAGATGCTAAATGGGGTTAGCTGATCTTCGTAGAACGCCAAGCAAAGTGCTTGGTATAGATGCAAGTACAAATAGCATAGCATTTTGTTTGATGGACAACCATAAAGTAAACAAATGGGGGGAAATCGAATTTACTGGAGAGACAGTATACGATAGAATACTTGATGCCAAGAACAAAGTAAAAGCAATTAAACAGATGCTTGAATATGATTTTATTGCAATTGAAGCAGCCGTTTCAGTAAAATCAGTCGCAACTGGGTTGAAAATGGCTTACGTTTTTGGTACAATTATGGGTGAGCTTATGCATGATAATATCAAGGTGGTTGAAGTCCACCCTATTACATGGCAGTCTTATATTGGTAATAAGAATTTTACCAAGGTTGAAAAGGAAGCGGTACGCAAAGAGTTTCCTGGGAAATCGGAGAACTGGTATAAGGCTAAGATAAGAGAAATTAGAAAGGGCAAAACAATTAAGTTTGCACAAACAAAAGGCGTTGGCACAAATAGTGACAATGTTGCAGATGCAGTTGGAATTGCTTGGTATGCTGTAAATGAAATTGTATGAAAGTAAAGAATGGCTATATAAGAGATATCTTGTACAAAAGAAAAGCCTTGATGAAATTGCAAAAGAGGCTGGTTGTAGCAGAATGACTATAATTAGATATTTAGAAAAGTATGGAATAGGAAAGATCAAGTAATGCCTACATATGAATATAATTGTGTCACATGTGATACAAAGACAGAAGTCAGACGAAGTTTTGATGAAGAAGAAAAAACCCCGCCGTGCCCTAAGTGTGGTTATAACATGACTAGGGTATTTAATACTTTTGGTATACATTTTAATGCCAAAGGGTTTTATTCAACAGGAGGATAATATGAGTGACAATGCCATTGAACTAGCAGATAGTTTTGAGCAGATGAATAAAGTTGTTTCTGAATTTATTAAAGGAAACAATGTGAATGCTATCGCTAAGCAATTTGACTTAAAGCCAATACAAGTATCAAACATGCTTAATACTTGGCGTGAATTGATGCATGGTGATAATGGTATTCGTGAGAGAGCTAAGGAAGCCTTGGGAGCAGCTGATCAACATTACTCTATGGTTATACAGGAAGCTTGGAAAACAGTAAAGCAAGCAGACGATCAGGATGCACTTAATATTAAATCTCAGGCTTTAAAGCTAATTGCTGACGTTGAGTCAAAGAGAATTGACATGTTGCAAAAAGCTGGCGTTATTGAAAAGAATGAAATGTCAGATCAAATACTTGAGACTGAAAGAAAGCAAGAAGTTCTTGTTGGAATTCTTCGTGACGTTACCTCTACCTGCCCAAATTGCAAACAAGAAGTAGCCAGAAGATTATCTGCCGTAACTAATAAAGTTGAGGTAATATCAGTTGACTGATTTTAGTGATTTTCTTGAAGCACTTGAAGAAGATGCTTTTGAAGAAATACCAGTTGAGATTGAAGAATTTGTAACGTCCAAAGACTATTTAGGACTACCTCCGCTTTCTGATTATCAATATATGATGATTAAGGCTTCAACTCAAATTTATAAAAGAGAAACTCTTATAAAACTTTACGGTGAAATAGAAGGCGAAAAACGTTGGAAGCAGACCTGTAAGGAAGTTATCTTTCAACTAGGTAAGGGTTCTGGTAAAGACTACACATCAACAATTGCATGTTCTTATGTAGTTTACCTATTGCTGTGTCTTAAAGATCCAGCAAGATATTATGGCAAGCCTCCAGGAGACAGCATTGATATTATTAACGTTGCTGTTAACGCTGTTCAGGCACAACAAGTTTTCTTTAAAGGCTTTAAGAATAGAATAACCAGATGTCGCTGGTTTGATGGCAAATATAATGAAAAGGTAGGAAGCGTAGAGTTTTCTAAAAGCATTACGGTTCACTCTGGTCACTCCCAAAGAGAATCTTGGGAAGGATACAACCTTTTGTTTGCTGTACTTGATGAGATTTCAGGCTTTGATTTGGAATCTACAAGCGGAAACGAGCAGGCAAAGACTGCTTCAGCCATCTACAACATGTTTAAAAACTCCGTAGACTCACGTTTTCCACAGTTTGGTAAAATCATTTTGCTGTCGTTCCCACGTTTCAAGAATGACTTTATACAACAAAGATACAATGAAGTGATTGCGGACAAGGAAGTTGTAACAAGAACCCATACCTTTAAGGTTGACGAAGATCTTCCAGATGGAACTGAGGGTAACGAATTTACAATTCAATGGGAAGAAGACCATATCTTAAACTATAGCGTTCCAAAAACATTTGCATTGAGAAGGCCAACATGGGAAATTAATCCAACTATTAAAATTTCAGATCTGGCAATGAACTTCTACACCAACCCAATTGATGCCTTGGCTAGATTTGCCTGCATGCCACCAGAGGCTGTAGATGCTATGTTCTCATCCCGTGAAAAGGTAGAGCATGCATTTAGCAATTTGAATGTAGCCCTAGATGAAAATAATGCTTTCAGAGATTGGTTTAAACCAGACCCAGATAAATATTATTACATTCACGTTGACTTGGCTCAAAAGCATGACCATTGTGCAGTAACAATGGCTCACGTTGACAAATGGGTTACTATGAAGATGGCGGGAGCCATGACTGATGCTGCTCCATATGTTGTAGTAGATGCAGTAAGATACTGGACACCAAGTAAAGAAAATGTAGTTGATTTTACTGAGGTTAAGAATTATATTATTTCTTTGAAGCAGCGTGGCTTTAATGTTCGCAGAGTAACATTTGACCGCTGGAATTCATACGATATGATGGAACAATTAAAAGCTCAGGGTATGAATTGTGAAATTCTATCTGTAGCCAAAAAGCATTATGAAGACATGCTTTTGACTGTCATGGAAGAGCGGGTAAATGGTCCAAGAATCCCACTGCTTATTGATGAATTACTACAACTTAGAATTATAAAGAAGGACAAAGTTGACCACCCACGAAAAGGTTCAAAAGACTTGGCGGATGCGACTTGTGGTGCAATTTATAATGCGATATCATTAACACCTAAAGGCGATAATGAAGTTCATATTTATTCATATGATCAGTTTGATGAAGATGTTGAAGGGGATGAACCTGTGAAGTATGATGATAATGTAATCAGACAGCCGAAACAGAGACAAATGCCTTCTCATCTTAGAGAATATTTAGGTCTGGAAGATACTGATCCAGAGCGTTCATTTGTAGACAATTTCACAATACTGTAGAGTAACTTATGTTTAAGCGTAAAAAAGAAATTGATTATGAACAGTTGTATCACGATTCTCAGCAAAAATTAAGCTGGTACATTGATGCCTTAGAGACAAAACAAATGCAATGTGATACAATTGAGTCTATTGCGGAAAAGCTCCGTAAAGAAAATAAAACTTTAAAAGAAGAACTTACAGCCCTAAAGCAAGGGCTATTAGATTTACCTAAACTATTGGGTAAAAACCTAGGAAAATAACCAAACGAAAAGGAAAAAATGAAAACAACAAAAAAGATCGCAATTGCTACTGCTGCAGCCCTAGCATTTGTAGGAATTTCAACATCAGCTCATGCTACACCGCTTTCGGTGACAGTGGCTGGAGTTGCTAACACAACAACATCTGCAGCTCCACAAGTAGTTGCAGTTCCAACATCAAACGTTATTGATGGATCGGATACCGTTGCTCTTACTGCTACTGCAGACACAGCAACAGCAGTATCATTTGTTGGCTCAGGCGTAAAGCTTGTTTCAGCACTTAATACATCAACTATCCCAGTATCATCTACCAGTGGAGTGTCAGCAATTTCTGCAACATCAACTGGTGCAGCAATTACAGTTTATGCATACACAACCAGCACAAACACTGGTTCAGTAACCATTACAAATGGTGCATATTCAACGATTGTATACATCAAGGGAAGTGCTGGTCCTGCATCTAATGTAGTACTATCTGTACCTGCTACAGCAGCAGTTAATACTGCTCCAACATTCACAGTTTCAGCAACTGACGTATTTGGCAACCCAGTGGCATCAGAGCCAATCTCTGTAACACTAATCGGAGCATCGTTCTCTGATTCATCAATTACTAAGGTTATAACAACTTCTTCAGTAACATCTGCAGCGGGCGTAACCCCAGTAACTGTACTTGGTTCAGCAACAGGCACATTGTCTCCACTTTCTGGTGGAACAGTTACAGTTGTTGCAACAGATACAGGAATCGGCTCAAACGCAGTTGGACTACCTGCACCTGTAAAGACTGCAATTGGAACATTTTCAGTAGCAGATCTTAATGCCCAGATTGCAGTGCTTAATGCACAATTGGCAACTGTAAATGCAACGCTTACAAAGGCTCAGGCTGATCTTGCGACTGCACTTGCTGATCTTGCGACAGAAAAGGCATCTCATGCATCTGACCTAACTGCTGCACAAAATGCACTTAATGCAGAGAAGACTGCACATGCAACAGATTTGGCAAATGCAACTGCAGCTCTTACCGCAGAACAGACAGCACATACATCTGATCTAGCAAAGGCTCAGGCAAAGTACAATGCACTTGTTAAGCTTTACAACGCTAAGGCTAAGAAGTACAAGTTCGCTACGACTAAGTAGCATTTAGTACAACTGGGTAGGGCGAGTTGAATAAACTCGCCCTATTTGGTATAATGGGGGTAATATGAATAATGAATTATGGTCTTGGGGATTATCAATTATAGGTGTCATTGGCATCTATTTGACTGGTCGCAAGAATTGGCGGGGATATGCAGTAGGCATAGTAACTGAATGTGCTTGGGTTGCATATAGCATAGTAACAAAGCAATGGGGATTTATATTTGGATCAACCATTTATATATCTGTATACCTGCTTAATATTAACAAATGGTTAACTGAAGCCAAATCACTAAAGAGTCGTTTCCATATACATATCTTTAGAAAAAAATAGATTTTATGGCTTATTTATGGTAAAATAAGCATATATGAGCATACGTAAATATCATAGAGCATTAAGAAAATATGTAGCCAGAAACCCAGCCAGGGCATCTGGCTATTTTGCTACGTTCACCTTGATTATTAACAAGATGTATAATTTTAGAAGCCTAGGCCTAGTCATGTTTTTTGGTGCCTTGGTGATCGGTTTTGGAGAATCCGCTCAAAGAGCTGAAGACAAGAAGACTATCAGTGCTATTTATGTAGACAATGAGCCTAATACTCCAGATAGCATACTACTAGATGCAATTACTGATGTTTCAAATAAAAGGGGTAAATAATGGCTACCGCATTAGATGTACTAAATGTCGCTAGAACTCAAATAGGTTTTCATGAAGGAGTCTCAAATGAGAACCCATACGGGGACTGGTACGGAATTCCGTCAGCTCCGTATTGTGCCATGGGATTGAGTTGGTGTTTTGCTCAAGTTGGACTATCACATTTAATTGCTGCACAAACTCCTAAAGGATTTTCATTTAATCCAGCAGCCTTACATTGGTTTCAAATGCAAGGGCTTGTTGTAAACAAAATGTCCATGCAACCAGGTGATCTGGTTATGTATGATTGGAACGGCGATGGGGTTACGGACCACGTAGAGCTGTGTGAAGCAGCAAGTCCAGGAGGATTCACCACAATTGCCTTCAATACTGGCAACCCAAATGATCCAACAAAAGAGGGATGTTGGAGAGTTCACAGAAACTATCTTTTTGTCATTGCAGTAATTAGACCAAGGTATCCAGTTCCATTAAAGCCAACTGCACCAGTATCAGCAAGCAAGAAAGCTGTGGCAGGAGTAACAGGTACCGCAACAGTACTCACAGGCGGATTGCTCTACACTCACCCTGGAACAACAAATGGAACTACTGTAACTTCTCCATCACAAACTGTATTTATCGCACCACCATTTCCAAGTACACAGCAATCATTTGCATTAGGACAAACTAATGATGCTGTTATGACAGTTCAGAAAGCCTTATTTAAAAAGGGATTATTGGCATCTAAATACGTTACTGGAACAATGAATACTCAAACTGAAGCAGCATTAAAGGTATTTGACAAAAAAGCTGGTATCATAGTTCAAGGTGGGGCAGTCCCACAAATAGTTTATGATACATTGAAGGGGTCACTATGAGCCTAAAACATCATTTCAAATTTCATATAGCAGATGCAAAACAATTGTCAATCGCTTTCATGGGAGCATTCAGCACATGGGCAGCGACGGGATTCCAAAGAGATTTACCACATCTAGGCTATGTATTAATTGGTTTTGTAACTGGAGGATTAGTTTCACACAATTCTTCTATGAGTCCAAATGTAATGCCAGACTCTCACATACAAACGCCTTATGTAAATAATATTGATGATAAAAGCAATGATGTCCCAAAGCCTATATCTACAGATACATATAAATCAGAAGGAGCCGATGTTAAAGAAGTTATAAAAATTAACAGCGGATTGATAAAATGACAGACGCACATGATCAAAAAATAACACTAAACATTCTGGCTCACATTCCAGAACACGATCCTAGAGAAAAGGATCCAAATTATAAATATTTCAATGCTGCCAAAAGAAAAATTAAAAAGGCAGGACTTTGGAAATGTGTAATTAATGATGATCTTTGTGGTGGACAGCCAGAACTGCATCATACTTACGTGGAATTCAGCCAAATTCCAAATGCTGATAAGACAAAGATTGAAGAGTATTTTGGTTTACATTTTACAAATGACCAAGAATTTGCTGAATGGTTGGAAAGCCCAGGCAACCTTGAAGTACTTTGTACCAATCACCACAGAACCCACTATGGGATTCATTCATTACCACACGCACTGTGGGAATCTTTAAGATTTAGAAAAAACGGGACTGCCCCTGCAGCAGAAATAATAACAAAAGGAGATAATAAAAATGTACCAACCACGTAAAGGTGATTTTGGAGTAGTAAGAACAAATGGGGCAGCAGCTAGACTTATACAAGTCGGAAATCTGTCAAGATGGAACCATGTAGTAGTATATTTGGGGAATGGATTAATTGCTGAAGCAACCCCAGGCAAAGGTATTATAATCAGCCATGTAGACAAATATAAAAAAATTGCATGGAATCAACATCAAGATTTGACAGATGAGCAAAGAGATATTATATTCAAGAAGGCTCAAAGCCTAATAGGAACAGTATATGGTTTCCTAGACATTGCTGTTCTAGCTCTCAGAATTTTGGGCTTGAAGTTGTTGAAGGGTAAGCTTGTTGAAAAGTTGGCTGTCAGACAAGGAATCATTTGTTCTGAATTTGCAGCAATCTGTTATGCAGCTGCTGGAATTCAATTAGTTAATAAGCCAGAATATTTAGTGACTCCAGGCGATTTGGCTGAAGTTCTTATATATCAGTAATGGTATAATTAGAGTATGCCATATCATATAGCTAGATCAGGATCAAAATACAACGTAGTGGTAGATGCCACTGGTAAAGTTGTTGGTTCCCACCCAAATAAAGCAGAAGCACAAGCTCAGTTAGGAGCTTTGTATTCTAATGTTCCAGAGGCAAGTTCAAAAACATTAAAGTGTTTGTCTTGCTTGCAAAAGGGGCAGGGGCCTTGCTGGGATGGGTATGAGTATGCTGGTACAAAAGAACAAGATGGTAAGACTGTCCCAAATTGCATTCCAGCTAAAAAAGCTATGGAAAAATTATTATTAACTGGCGGGGATGGTTGGTATATAGAATTTAATACCCCTGATTGTCAACACGGATGGGCAGTCATGAAAAGCGGAACAGCCCAATCATCGGGTTGTTACTTAACAAAAGAAGAAGCTGAAAAAGCCCTTGAAGGATTAAATAACCCACAGGTTAACCTACTGGGTGATGAAACAAGAACCGCACAATCTCCATCAGAATATGCAGATTCAAATGTGCACAAATGCATGACATGCGGATGCGGTGATCTTGGAAATGATCATGATGTAATTCCAGATACAAATAAATCAATTTGGGATGGAGTATTCTCACCCGCTAGCCATGGTATATTTGATCCAGGATTCCATTCACAAAATCAAGACGATAGATATTACTTCCCATCAAAAGCCACATATGAAAATGATGGTAAGCCAAGTGCTGGATACGGCAATCGCTCCTCAAATAACACAACTCCTTGACAAATAATCAAATTATTTGATATAATATATATACGGAATGCCTTCGGGATTCCGAAACTAAACTAACTCGCTGAAAGGGGTTAAAATGACACAACTAAACGGCAACTCTGCCTTCGCAATGTATACAGCAGGAACAAATAGCACTTTGAATGCATTTGGCACATCAATCACAACAACAGCAACTGCATCTCCAGCAGTATACACAGTATATAATGGCTCAAACATCTCCAGTAATTTTATTGGATGGGATGAGCAAGTAAAGAATCTAGAAAAAATTGGGGAAAAAATTGTCAAAAATTCTGGCAATTACCCACCATACAATGTAGTCAAAGAGGATGAAGATACATTCCTTATTGAATTTGCAGTGGCGGGATTCTCCAAGAAA